GTTTGGATTGGCTCATATGTGTATTCTGATGTAGCGCAAGAGGCTACGAGTAAGGCTACAGCAATAAATGCAATAACCTTTTTCATGATGTTAAGTTAATGTAAAGCGGCCGGACTACCAAATTATCCGGCTACACGAGCGTTGAACTGCTCCCACAGTTTGTCGCCTTCCTTGCCTAAACTGTAGGCTACTTTACGAATTTCATCATATCTATGTGACCAGCGATTGTATACCCGGCTGTCGTCAGAGTATCTATATGTATAGTCAAATCCTCTGATGAGGTCTAAAAACTCATCAACAGTCGCGTCTTCGTATACATCAATCCAGGTACGGCGATACAGATACTTGTTGATTACCTCGTAATACTCTTCGGTAGTTATCTTATCTGTAGTAAAATCTTTCTGTGCTTGCTCCACCTCTGGTATTAGGCAGATTCTTTTGGTTGGTCTACTCATATTATTTGTCTTTATCGTGGCCCCATTTGAATACTGTGTATATAAAGTAGAAGCCCACAATAGCCCACATTATCATGAAGGCCAGTAACGGAAAGTCTATCATTTCTCTTTGGTGTTAAAGGTTTCTTCAAATTCTGCTTTGATGTAGTTCTCATTGAATGCATCGTGGTTAAACCTAAATGCAAACTCACACATCGTCTCTTTCTCTTTCTCAAGTAGTGATTCTGCTAACTCCACTATCTGTTCAAGCCACATAAATGGTTGCACATCTTCATCTTCTTGTCTCTTTCTGATTACAGAAATCAACTCTTGCATTGGTGTTTTCATTTCTCTTCATTGTTAAGTGCTTCATACCGATTCTCCAGCTCATCAATCTCCCACAATGGAACTTCCTTAATATCCTCCACATTAGCGTAGTATGGAAGTGCCTTGTATCCCATTGGCTCAACTATGATTGTGCCTTCTCGGTTGTTGTCCTTTTGGAACTCGCTAACTTCAGCAAGTACCCAAACCAATGTTCCTTGTTTCATTTCTATTTGGTGTTAAATTGTTTGTCGTACCATTTAGGAATCTCCGAAAGCGGTTCATCTCCGAATTTATAGGCGAAGTCAACCATTGCTTCTTTCTCTTTCTCAAGCATTGCTTGTTCATTTTCAAGCAACATATCTATTGCGAATGCCAATCCGTACTCGTCCTTTTTTGACGATTTCAATTGGTCAATCAACTCTTGCATCGGTGTTTTCATTTCTCTTTGGTGTTAAAGGTTTCTATTTCTTGCCCTCTGTTTTAGTTGAGACTTGGTGTTCAGTTTAATTGATTCACCAGTCAACGCAAGGACGATTGCTTTTAGTGTGGATAGCGTTGCCTTGTCTGTCAATTCAACATCTCTAATAGTGGTTCTATGTACGCCAGACAATTCAGCAAGTTCCTCTTGTGTTAACCCACACGCTAACCTTCTCCTTCTTATTGTTCTACCAGCAAAAGAAAGTGCTGATGACAATTTATGGAAAGACAAATCATCTTCTTCTGTGTATGGGTCATTTACAATGGCTGGTAGACTTTTTTTGTTTAATAGGTCTGGATTTCTACTTGCGTATTTATTAATCCATTTAACCTCAAGTGCTGGTAGGTCGTTAACATCTTCAGCCTCATCAAGCAACACTACATTAACTTGAATCCAATTGTCATTCATATCCTTAATCCAATCATTAACCTCCTTTGAGTGGCTATTACCAAGCAAATGGTTTAATGGACGAGACTTACCTACAGACGACTTGCCTACATAATAAACCAAATCGTTTCTACTGTCGGCAAGACCATATATAATGTTTTTCATATTTGTGTCTGTAGTCATTTGATTTCTTCTTTTAGTTGTTTAACGCTGTGTGCCTTTAATGGTGGGACTTCCCATCATCTCATTTGATTTATTGCGTATTGCGATTTGAGATATTTTACACTTTGAGTGCTTTTCATTTTACACTTTGTACACTTCGGTGTAAGTTTTCTATTTCACAATCTGGATAGGTGCAGTTGTTGTTTAGTCTGCAACTTTCACCTTCTCTTTTGATGTGCTTACACTTTTCTGTTTTCTCAAGCGTGTCCTTCAGTATCACATTCCAAGCCCACTTGTCCTTGTCAGCGTTCCAAAGTTTCTCATACATCTCCAGTAGTATCTCTCTCATTTCTCTTTGGTGTTAAAGGTTTTGTCAGGTTATAACCCGACTCAACTCGATTTCCGTGAGGTTATACCCTTACTTTTTTCATTTCTCTTTATGATTAGTAGTATCGTAATATATGTAAAATACTACTGCGCCATAAAACAAAAGGCATAAGGCAAAAGTCAAGGTGTTCATATAAATCCGTTTTTAAAATAATTCTGTAGAGTCTTGGTGGTGATTCCCAGTGCATCCGCAGCCTCTTGCTGGGTAGCGTATCTCTTTAGCGCAATCTTTATGTAGCGCATTTTTGCTCGGTGCAAGTTCAAATCCTCCTTCATATAGGCTAATATAGTAATTATATGTAACTTATGCAAATAAAAGCAAAGGAAATAACTTGTCGTTGGTAATCTCGTACAATGGAGCCTCAATCTTCAGTTCCGTACCATCGTCACGGGTACGCACACTCCCAGCCTCAAAGAAATCTCCATCTCGCAAAAGGCGTAGTTTAGTCGTAAATCCACACAGCCACAATATGCCAGTGCGTTTATTTATAGAACAGAATATCAGAACATCACACGGTAGGTCTTTCTGGTAGCCTACAAAGTTGTTGGCATAATGTGGTTTGGGGTCTACACTACGCGTCATCGTCTTTACATCTATACGCGTATTGTCGTGCAGTATATCATACCCACCGTCAAATCCTGGCGTGAACGAGTATTCATAACCGAGTGCATGGCGCACCATGTTTTCGCCAATCACTCCGGCATATTGTTGTTCTTTGGTTCCGTTAAAAGAATGACGCTTGCCCATGTCGTTTTCATTAACGAACTCCCAGGCTTTGCGCTTTAGGTCTTCCGGTATACGCTTACTCTGCATCGTAACCTACGCTCAATGTCCATTTTAACCAGACAAACTCAACTGACTTCCTCGTCACTTGCTTATCGTACAAAACGAACACGGTAGGAATCAAGCAGAACGCACCATACAAATACAGAACCTGGATGGTAAATGTTACTCCTTTCATCATCGTTTAATTATCGTAGTGAATATAGTAATTATTTGTAACAATCAAAACACTAATGTAAAGATAAAAAGAAAACCCCACCGAAGTGGGGCTTCTAACCAAACCAAAATCACACTAATGCCGTATGTGTGACCCGATAAAGATAATACTATACCCAAGTTTTCACAACAGAATAGTCATATTCTTCTTTCATCGCTTTCTTGTAGTGTCGTTCTACATGCATCACGATATAGTCGCCCAGCGGTGTAAGCACATATTTACTGGCTTTACCGATTTTAGACTTCGGAATAATCTTCTCTACTACACCTTGCTTCTCCAACTTGTGTATATACTGGTAGATAATTTGTTTACTGTAGTCAACCCGTATAAAACGCAACAGATGGGACAGTTCAGCAGCCATAAAGTGTGGGAGCGGATGGTCTTCAACTTCTCTTTGTAAGATGATTTCATGAGCGCACAAGACAACAGTTACCAATTCTCTACGCATACGCAAGTCGTCAAACGCAAAATTATCGGCGGCCTCTTTTATTGCCTTGTGAAACATGAGATACTCTCTTACCATTACATCTTCCGCATTTCCCGTCACACTCTTTAGGCTCTACTTCGCACCATCGCACTTGCAGTCTTTCCCTTGACAAACGCATTTTTCTTTTGCAGAGGCTGGGTGGTTACTAAAATAATCAAAATATCTGGCATTGTGGTGACGCTTCACCGTTTCAATCACTCTCTGTGAATTAACTGCCACACGCTTCACAGTCTTCGGGGTTTAGAATGTTGCATGTGGGTTGTTCAGTTGTTTCAAGGTCTTCTACCCAGGAGTTGAAATCATCAGCCATACCTTCAGATTTTAAAAAATTAGACAAAAAAAGCATGCCGTGGCATGCCGAAATAAAATACTACCAGTGGTTAATTAATGACGGATGAATGCCGGTGTGTGTGGTCCGGCGTATGCGTTGACTACATTGTACTCCATATGCTCAATAGCATCGTCAATACTAACATCTTCATCTTCATCGCCGCCCATAGTTCGGTATAGGACATCTACACATTTCCAATAGTCGTAAGCAAGGTAGGGTACTTCATTTACTCTATGAACCACACCCAGAAAAGCCTCGTCAAAACCATCGGCAATCAGTATAGGGTACTCGTCCCCATACATCTCGTATACAATATCCTCAATATCCTCTCTCGTCATTGTCATAACCTTAATCAAAAATATAAAAAGCAATCGGTGAACGAGCAATCATTAGAGGTTTATTTTGCGGATAAATCCGGCATCCTCCTCCAGGGTTTTGTATAGTGGTGGTATCCAGCCTTTTGCATTGTCATCTCCAAATCCGGAGTTTCCAACAACCTTAAAATCGCCGGTTTCGCAGAATTTGCACAGCACCTCGCGTGTGTAAACATACGCGGTATTCTCCTCCTCCTTCTTCATGATGTAGACATAGTAGTCTGCCTTACTCATATATATACCGGATGGGGCCTTCTTTTTTGTATTATGAAATTCTATGTAGAGATTGGGCTGGTTTGGCGTTTTTCTGCGCTCCGCCCACCAGTAGGCTTTGCTGTCGTACTTAACCTCAAAGGTTAGTTCGCGCTCCTCACTGTTGGCCTTGATGTCCCAGTCGTAAAACCGCATATCCGGCGCATAGGTGACAGACCATCCTCTACCCTCCAGGTAGTTGGCCCATAGTTGTTCGCCTATTTTGCCGGACATATTCATGCCGGCGGTATGCTATTCAAATTGTGACAGTGCGCTCTCATCTAATACAGCCGTTAGGTCGCGTTGGTGCATGGTGTAAAACACCTCGCCCTCCACCTCATTCTCAAACTTTGAGTTTTTGGTGAACAACACATACTCGCCCACGGCTACATCAAGGGTCGGCTGGTCCTTTTCGGGGATGCCAATATGCCTCAATTTACCAATGTCCCAAGAAGTATTTTGCTTATATGCTTCCGGTACGATGAAACTCCCAAAACGGGACTCCTTCTCTACCGGCTCTACAAATACCCAGCCGCCATTCATATGTAATACCCCATCTCGCTTATATGCGAAGATGTTGAAATACTCTACCTGGTAGTACTCCTTACCCTCATGCCACACCAGGTTATCCGGCGCAATAGTCAGATAGTGGAAATACACCTCGTCACCGACCTCCAACTCCATCTCCAATGTAGCATTGGCATAATGGCTTGGTGTCAGTAACCCAGGAACGGCCTCCACGATACCCTTAATAGATACATGGTGGGTCGGATTGTAGGAGGTGTCCAGGTAAAGTACCTTTCCCCCTTGAATTTCAATCTGGTTGTTATACTTTTGTGGTGCGCTGATAAGAACTATATCGCGAGCAGTCTTCATGTGGTTGCTTTTGTTGGTCCACTAATATATAATTTATTTATTAACCATTGGTCCAAAACGCTTGATTCTTTGAATTTTTTTTTCTAACTTCGCTATAGCCTATTAAGGCAATGTAGTTCTTCGGGCAAGCCCAAACAACATACCATTAGGTTTAAAAAAAACATAACTACCCGTCAAATTGTTAGTAACTACAAACAATTAGCCGTTTAGGTTATGCCGGACGAAAGTTAGGTGACGGGATTTTCAATATGGGCGAACTGTATCCACTCCATCCGGGTGGATTTTTTTATACCCAATTGGCATCTATAGGCCCTTACCATCACACCCCTCTTACCACTCCGTTACCCCGTTCCGGGGAGGGCCATCTGTACCCGTAATTTTCTGGAGGACATATAGATACGGTGAGGGGGTAATACATATGTGTTGGTGCTGCTCCGTCCAGGAGGAAGTCAAAACCTGGAACCGGGTGGGGGTACATTTACGACATCACATATCGCATACCCATGGATAGGGGACCCCCCACCCCCACAATGAGGAACTGGGGAAACCTTTTTGTCTACGCGAAGGCGTAGCAATTCCCTACACCCAGGACCACTTATCCCCACCCCTCCACACCAGGGGGGAAAACCTTGACATGGTACACGCATGTGAATGATTAAATAATACGCGCGAGGTGGTCGGCGCATGAGCCGGAAGAGGTATGCTAATCGGCTCACTGGTTTACACTTTGAGGCCATTCTATTTTACACTTTGACGGACCGGTATGCGTTCCCTGGTACGCACCCTTCCCTTCGCCCTTTATATGTACGCGCGCGCGCCTGGCGCACAGCGTTGTTGATAAGACCATGCGACAAATCACTGCACAAGTAAATTTTTTTTTCACTCTGCACACCGCATGAACACTGGGGTTCACGACAATCACCACCACCTCAACATAAATTTTTTTGTTGATAAGTGTTGACAATACGAAAACTATTCGTAGTATTGTGATGTCGGAACGCGACAACGCTCTTTCACATTTCGGTTAACCCTCCCACGAGAACCAGTCCCCCGGTGCTGATGGTGTAAGCCCATGAACCCGGACGAAGTGAGTCACATTGCACAAGGCGATGTGCCGTCCCCGAAGTTAACCGATACAGCAGATAGGTGATACCGCCACACTTGATGTGTACCATGTACGACATCGCAGAGGGTTCGCGACCCTCGTGTGGCTCTAACCAATTTCAATTATCATGAAATCAATCAATCCAACTGAAGATTACTTCAACCTTCACCGCAACGATGCAACCATCCTACGAGCCAGTGATGACTTCCGCAACGACCTCGGTCAGCGCATTACATTCTTCGAAGACCCAACACTTGGTGAGGATGCCCCAGTATGGGTTGCATTCCCCGATGACAAAGTCGCCTTCCGTTCAGACTTCTTCGACACCGAAGACATGACCGGAAAAATCCACAACATCATGACACCAGCCGAGGCTATCAAGTTAGGCTTGGATGGTAGCAGTGATTTGGATTATGTACCACGCTATGTGGACAGCAAGTTCTTCCTCAAGTTCGAGGAGTAGTTCCCAGCACACTGATGAGGCCATGGGAGGCCGAAACCGGACTACACATCCGGTATGTGTTTAACCGGTCGCACTGCGACCACAATCTTATGTATCATGCGTTTCATTCCAGCAACCGAAGACCAATTGTTTTCTCTATCATGTGTAAGCCGTAGAGGTGGTAGCCGTACCACTGCCGGTGCAAACTTCCAAGCCAAAGAGCGAGGCATCACTACCAAGGTCCGCAAGGCCACCCTTGAAATCAAGGAGAAGGTAGATGCCCAGTTCAGTAACACACGCCTCGTGTATGTGTGTGCATAGCCAACACTCTGATGATGGACAAGGCAGTCCGAAACATCCTCTACGGAGGGTGTCAGTGTTTAACAATTTCAACTACAACTATCATGACTGATTTAGCAATCTCAACCCACGAAGCAGTACTATGTATGACTATCGGCCCAGCCGCAGTATGTGTATTCTCTTTCGTTACTTCTCTTATCCACTCAAAGATTCAAGAGCGTAACTCTTAATGCTAACACTCTGATGATGGCCAAGCATGGCCGAAACCCGGTTTACGGACCGGGTCAGTGTTTAACTAAAGTCTTAATTACCATGACTGATTTACAAAAGGCTCAAGCCTTCTTTAGAATGAATGGTGTAGGTGCGGCTATTGACGAAGTCTACCTATACATAGAAGCCCATGGCTTTGAAGTGCAAGTATCTCAAGCAGAGATAGAGTTAAGAGCGGAATTGTACGATGAGCAATTCAGCAATGTCAATGAAAATAAATAATGCCGTATGAAAAATTTAGAAGAAAGCCGTGTGTACTACTTTGATGTACTGCACACAAGAGATGGGTACGACATCTACTGGTTGTACTCAAGAACTGATGCCGACTACAAGTGGGTCAACGGAACAAGGTATCCAACCAACAACATAGACCCGGACGAATTGTATGTCAACGAATACGCGTTCTTTGAGGCTTGTGAGGACATCGTCAAGCAAGGCAAAAGGTTTATCAACTACGCCGTCAATGAAGAGGATATAAAACTATGGGAGCAATCGCTTCACAAGTCTTACCCTTTCCAGGAGGGCGATACCTACTACACGATTGAAGATGGTGAGGTAGTGGAGTCTTGCTGGGATTTTGTCAGCGAAGATATCTACGATTACCAAGTAGAGAATGAGGAGGTGCAGTTGTACTTCCCTTACAAGGAGGATGCAGAGAAGCACCTCAATAGTATTAACCAAAACAAGAATGCCGTATGATTAATGTAGAAAACATCATCAAGTACGAAAGTGGTGAGATGAGCCTCAAGGAGATGGTTCTATTCTTCGCCAAGTTGATTAAGAGTGGCGAAGCATGGTCACTCCAGGGACACTATGGCCGTAACGCCATGGCGATTATTGAAGCCGGTATCGTAGACCGAGAAGGCAATATTGACGAGGACATGTTGAACTATTACACTGAAGACAATGAGTGAGCCAATTTTTGAAGATGGGTTTCAATTAGACCCGGAGTACATCGCATCTAAATTGCAGTACGAAGCCATCAAGAAAGCATACAGCCCGGAGTACTGGGGTGACCCTTACTATGCTTTCCTAATATCCCAGCACGAGCCATCGCTCGTGTTCGGGGTAGACGAAGCCGAACCCTACGACACCGCGTGGGAGAAAGCCTTATCCCTGGCTAACAAGTGGGGAATGTGGGACCTTGAGAACCAGCAGAAAGGACCGCACTACACCGAAAGGTTATCCGGTTTGGATAGCCTCATGTTGTGGTTTGATTTGATTGATGAAGAAGGAAATATTAATTATAAATAAGTGCCGTATGACCAAATCGGATTTCATGTTCTTGTGTAATGAAGCAAGTGTTACACCGGAGGTAGCCCTGGAAAATAAGTTCGTTCGCCAGGTGCTAAAGGAAGACAAAGAAACGAACAGCGTTATTAATCAAATCAAACTGGTGGCCGTATTGACCAGCCAGTTCTGATTGCAAACCATTATGCCGTATGGATAGCAAATTAGCAAACCAAACAACATGTTCAGTATGCGAGGAGCATATTGAAGAACACGAGTACTACCAAGACAACCTCAAGACTGGAGAACCAGTTTGCGAGGGGTGTGTAGACCAATCTTACGCCTACCCCATGCTAACCTCAACCACCTACCAGGATGGTGAGAAACAGCGTGTGATGTACAACGATACGCTGGGAGCGTTCATCGACTACGAGTACGGAGATATGTACGAAGAATCACCGGACTACTCGCCAGTAGAAACCGCGAATTGGGTAAGCACCTCCGCATGGCGTGGGTACATGGGCTTCCAGCAGAAACCAGGATGGATATCATTGGAAAGCGGCTGGGCTACTGGTCGCTTTGACGATGTATCCTGGAAGCATGACTTCAATGATTTCATTGACAGCCTGGAGGCCGGAGAAGTAACCACGGACTTCCCGGTCGTGATTGTATCCGCACCGACATCGAATGTATTCAGCACAGCGATTGATGTGCTGGTCCGTAAGCGCGACTCCGAAGCGTTTTGGGAAATGTACCGCGAGAACTTTGGCCTCTCACCGGAGGACCTAACACGCTCGTTATCATGACCCGGTATTGGTGTGTGTACTCGGCATTCAATGCTGACACACTGCGGTGGGATGTTATCAAAAAGCCCAATACATTAGTATTGCGTTCGTTTGATTGCAAAGAAGCCGCAAATTTGTATATTGCACAACTGAAATTCAAGAGTGCATGACCATAGGGTGGGTGCTGACAAGGTGTCCGGAGTGGTTTTAAGTATTGACACATACGATAGGTTAATAACACAAGAGGTTCGATTCCTCGCCCACCCTCAAGCCCACACCGGAGGGCATGTTCCGGTAAACCAACAATGTACCATGATAGATACAACCACCTTGAAGGCCCTCTTGAAACAAGAAACCTTCCTACACAAGTCTGACCAGGACTTCGCCCAAGCATTCCCCTATTTGTACACTGACCTTGTAGCACCGAACGACTACGAGGTGAGCGAACTGGATAAGTTCCCGGCAGACATCCAGGTGTTCCAGTCCATCGTTGAACTGATGGTCGCAGAGCATTTGACCTACTCCGGTCCGTACATCGCCAACAGAATCGCTCTGAATGTACGCGACCTTTCGGCGGATGCCTTCAGTGACCTTGTCCGGTTGACTGAACGCATACAAGAACGCCATATAAAGACCCTCAAGTACGAGGTGCTGAAGCAAAACCTGGAAGGTAAGGTTAGCCATGAACTTAACGAAGAAACGCCATGACAAATAGAGAAGAAGCCATCAAAGATATCTTCAAAGATTTACGCACCAGGATATCCGGCTTACCCCACTTGCGTAACACCTCGGCTGTGATGGAGGTCAAGGCTCTACAAATCATCTTGGAAGAACTGGAGTCAGCGGTACGCACACACCTTGTCATGGACGATGAGGAGATTGTAGAAGGCGTAGTCACCCGGAGTATCAAGTTGTTCAAGAAGGAAGGTCAGTTAAACCCTCAAGCGGTGCGCGAGTTTCTGATATCAGAGCATAAGATTGACATAAGTATAGCAGCACTCAAACAAAGAATAAACCACATATATGGAGATTAAGATTACCGAAACCCGACCAGCGTCACCCTTCAACATTGACCTCATGTTCAGTACAATTGAGGCCATCACCAGTACATCAAAGCACGAGATATTATCCTCGTCCAGGAAGCGCAAGTGTGTGGTAGCACGAACCTACTGCGCCATCCTACTACGAGATATGTTCGGGATGACCTACATGGAAACCGGTCGCATGTTGAACCGCAACCACGCATCTATTATTCACGCCGTCAGCGCACATAAGACGGACATGAAGCACGACCCTACCTACTCCTGGAGATTCAAGGAGGTGGTAAACCTCATGGGCTTGAACCATTACACCCCATTACCCTACGAGGATGTTACGCAGAAGATATCCAAACACCTACGGAGAAAGAGCGTTATAAAGATTCTTGATACTAAATAGTAAATATTAGAAACTTATTGTTATATTTGACAAACTGAATGAACGATGCGGATAGATGCTACAAAGGAACTTATCAAAATAAAGGGGGTAACCCTTTCGTTTGGTGAGGCCAAGGCATTCATCATCCAGCACTACGCAGACCTATGTGGCCAACATGTTATTGGCTTCCATGGTAAGTGGGTAATAGACTGGATGTCCGTGTTCAAACATGCAGAAGAAACCAAAATTTTAAATGTCGTACAATGGCTGAAAACAAACAAGCGTTAGCCGAGTTGTACCGGAAGTACAACCTCGGCAAAGATGACATCTTCAAGCACCGACTGGGCTTCGTCATCATCACCCGAACCGGGATTGAGAAAATCCAAATGTCCATCGGACTACAAGTTGAATTTGATATCGTTCAGATGAGCGATGACCACAAGTATGTTGTCATCAAGGCAACTGGATTCGTGGATAAGACCATGATGCAAACCTATGGCGAGGCATCCCCCGACAATAATAAGATGGGATACCCGGTCGCAATGGCCGAGAAGAGAGCCTTGTCAAGGATAGTTCTTAAAGCCGCTGGGCTGTACGCAGAAGGTGTGTACGGAGAGGATGAGGCGGATGATTTCCGTGACCGCAAAGGGTCTACTCAAGTCCAGGTCCAGGAGCAGAAACCTACCGCCACCGAAACCTACGACCTCAACAGCGTAATTGATGGGGCGAAAGATAAACTGGCGCAAGGCAAGGCGAACCCCATCCAGGTGAAGTCCTGGTACGAGGGAGTCAAAGCCCAAATGGATGACAATCAACGAGCGAGAATGGAGGAAATCCTATCTCAATACTAACCAACATGGGAGGGGGTGGTAACCACCATACCTTTTTACCAACGGGTGTCGGTAAAGGTTAAACACAAAGACATGATAGCCGACACACCACCCCCCTCCCTTTTTACTTATGAAGAAAATTACACTACTTGATGGCGTAGAATGGGATGTCGCAGAACTTGAAACCAAGATGCGCGATGACGATTTCTACTATGGATATTGTGGAACAGCAACGCTGTCCAGTTCGTCAGCCAAAGACCTGGTTGATAGTCCACGCACCTACCACAACTACCTAAAGTATGGTAGTTCAGAAACACCAGCCATGCTTAAAGGAAGGATGCTACACCACATGGTGTTAGAGCCGGAGCGTTGCGATGAAATCTACATGGTGGTAGAAGTAAAAACCAGGGCCACGAAAGCCTTTAAGGAGGCTGTTGAAAGCAACACTGGTAAGTCCGTGGTAACGCGGACCGAATGGAACGATGCCGAGAGATTGGCTGAAGCCCTACTAAAAAACAAACATGTGGTATCCCATCTGATGGGGGCGAAGTTTGAAGTACCAAAGATTGGTATGCTCAACGGACTTCCCTTCCGTTGCAAAGCGGATATCCTTGTGCCTGGGTACGGATTGTTTGACATCAAGACAACAACCGACCTCCGGGCATTCCCATACAGCGCAAAGAAGTACATGTACCCAATGCAAATGTACATATACACAACCATCTTTGGGTTGCCCTGGGAGAACAGCAAGTTCATTGTGATTGACAAAGCCTCATGTGATATCGGTATCTACGATGTGGACGAGTCATTCATTAACCTGGGAGAATATCTACTGAACCGGGCATGTCAAACTTATATGGATTTCTTCGGCCCGGAAGCAACGGAAGAGGTCCATGAATACATAATCTACGATACACTATCAGCATGATTACTGGAGAAACTTTATTAACTACGGAGGCTGTCATGGATGAGTTTCAAATCAAGTCCAAGTCAACCCTCAATCGTTACCACAAGATGGGATTACGATACATCAAAGGAAGACCTAACCGCTATCGCCGTGAGGAGATTGAGCGATTCTTTAAAAGCATGGAGCGATGATTGAATTGATTGCAGACAGCATACGCAATCACTTCATCCTTGACCCCAAGCGAAAGGATAAACTGATGAGCGATGACAACTACGAGGACTCATCACTCATGTCGGTAGTCATTTTTGTAGGGCTGTGCCGTCAGCATGGAATTAGCGAGGAAGATATTTGTACTTATTTGGGCCTTGAAGAGGTGGAGTACGAATCAAAAATCGCAAGGTTCTATGATGTGATGGAGAAGATTTCTGACCGGATAGAAGCCGGCACGCTGGACAACAAGAAGGACTATACCTATCGCGCTTATGTGAAGTACAACATGTGCTACAAGTTTATTAGCAACCGCTCCACAAGGATTCGTGGAAAGGAACTTCACCAGTGGAGAAACATTTTGACAAGAGAGAATGAGTGACTTTGCTGAAATAGGAATACATCTGCCCCACGGCTACGACAAGTACGACACACTCAAAGTCAAGTGTCCTTTTTGTGCGGACGAACGCAAGAAAAAGAACGACCGAAGCATGAGCGTGTGGCCGTCAGAGGGAACATATCACTGTCACCACTGCGGTGTAAAAGGAAAAGTATCAGCAATGAAAAACTACAACCAGCCAACCATCAATGCCAACCGACCCGACACCAAAGTGGTGGAGTGGTTTAAGACTCAAAGGGGAATCAGTAAAGAAGCCCTGGAATACTACGGCGTGACAGAGTCTAACGAGTACATGCCCCAGCAAAGTAAGGAGATGAAGGTTATCAACTTCAATTACTTTGACATTGACGGCACATTGGTCAACATAAAGTACCGAAGTGCGGCCAAAGATTTTAAGATGTTCACCGGAGGAAAGCCCATACTGTATGGACTGAACCGAACCAAGGACATCAAGACCATTATCATTACCGAGGGCGAGATGGATTGCTTGGCCATCTACACGGCTGGTCTGATGGGTGCGGTAAGCGTACCGAACGGAGCGAACAAAGGCTCAAACAACCTTCAGTACATTGACCTCTGCTGGGAGTACATCAAGGACAAGAAGATAGTCCTTGCGCTGGACAACGATGAGCCAGGAATGGGGTTGCGTCAAGAGTTAGTTCGCCGTTTCACCGGCAACCCTAATGTGTTCATCGCTAACTGGCCGGAGGATTGCAAGGATGCCAATGATGTACTGATGAAGCATGGCGGAGAAACCCTCGCCAAGATTATCAGAGAGGCCAAGCAGATACCAGCCGAAGGCATCGTGTCTATCAACGATGTCATGAAGGAACTTATCCAGTTAAAGAAGGGTGGTATTCCTCGTGGTGATTTGCTGGGCTACGGAAACTTTGACGAGATATTCTCATGGAAGAAAGACGAGATGACCATCATCACCGGCGCACCGAACGGAGGTAAGTCTGCGTGGCTGGACCAGTGCATGGTTATCCTGGCACAGCAAGGCTGGAAGTTCGGCATCATATCCATGGAGAAACCGAATGTAGAACTGCATGTCGCTGAACTTATACAGCGTACTATACATAAAAACTTTTGGAACGAGATTACTGAAGAGGAAATCTACGCGTACCGAGAGTTCTTTGACGAACACTTCAAGTTCCTGGAGGTAGATAAGAATGAGTTAAGTGTTGACCACCTCATCACCAAGGCGCAAGAGATGGTGGGACGCTATGGTATTGATTGCTTTGTAGTAGACAACTGGTCCTTTGTGGAACTGAAGATGCCCAAGTATGGGGACAGCAGAACCAATCACATCGGAGATAGCCTCACCAAGTTTAAGATATTCAAGGAGAAGTTTAAGTGTGCTGTTATCATTGTAGCACACACGCGCAAACTATCCAAGGACAGCCAAGGTAATTTAGAAGTAGCCGGGATGTATGACATTGCCGAGTCGGCACACTTCGCTAACAAGGCAGACAACATCCTCATCGTACACCGAAACTTTAACACCGGACTCGTAGACATCTACACCAAAAAGGTGCGTTGGATATACACCGGTAAGCAAGGCGTTGCACACTTCCAGTATGAACTTAACACCGGTACATACATAGAAGCACGAGAAGAAGTAAGCGCACAAATGATGGAGCGTATATCTAACAAACCTCAATTCCGTAACTACTATGAAACGGAAAGGGATTAGCAACGCGAAGCAAGTGGTGTGGGCCAACCGTAGGATACCAAACAAATCGGGAGGCTACAAACTTGAGCAGTATGAAGAGGACTGGGGAGATGGCCTGGTAGAGTTGATGCAACTAAAAGACATCACACCAAACGAGTGGTATCTGATGCGCCCCAATGGGAGCGGAAGAGATTACCGACCGGTGTACTTATCGGAACACGCCTCTTATGACAGCATTGTTTCGTTTGTTAAACACGGAATGTTATATAAAAAGAAAAGCCAATGAAGACATTTGTAGAGATAGGTAGTTGTGACTTTGACACTTGCAATCCCCTCGCCCAGGATGGGTGGAGAGGTGTGATTGTAGAGCCGGTAAAGAAGTATCTCGACAACCTGGAACAGCACGGCAATGTTATCTATCTAAACATGGCTATACACAACCACGATGGGTGGATGCTTTTGTATCCATACACCGATGAGCAGTGTGCAGAAGATAAAGACTATAGAGGTATGACAACATACCGACTTAATGACGCGGCGCGTCAGTATGAGTTGGCCGTTCGTTGCATCTCGTACCAAACCTTAATAAGACTGTGCGGTTTCCACCGTATAGACCTTCTGAAGATTGATACTGAAGGGATGGACTTCCTCATCCTGGAGCAAGCGTTTCACGAAGGCATGCCGAAGCCCATAGAAATTATTGTAGAACACAAGTACTTGAATGATGTCATGATGTGCGAGTTCTTATCCAGCCAAGGATATACCTGGCGCATGGACGAGTCAAACATTTACGCAAAGATGTACGGAGCATGAGCGGAAAAGCAAGCAGAAGAAAAGGACACGCATACGAAAGAGAAATCGTAGCAAGATTTAAAGAACTGGGATGGGACAAAGCGGTCACCTCACGCTATGCATCCAAGATGATGGACGATATGAAGGTGGACCTGGTGAACACCGAGCCATTCTATGTGCAGTGCAAGTGTACCAAGCGCGCACCAAACATTCGGCAGATATTACAAGACATGCCGGACACAAGTAATTACAATGTGATTACATGGAAAGTACCAAGGGACAATGACCAGTATGTCATGATGAACCTTGAGGACTTCTTTGAACTGTTGATGATGATGACTAAAGAAAAAGTAATTAAGCCATGAAGAAATGTACGAAGGCACACCGAAGCATGATGTGTACCCTGGCTATGGAGTACATTGATGCTCGCCTGGAAAAGATGCATAGCCTACATGCAAACTTTGGGACTGGTGGCAAACTTGATGTGGTTACCAAGTCGCAGTTGAAGAGCGAGATGAGCAAACTGAATAAAGAAATCCGGGAGTTTGCACCGGAGTTTTACAAGTCAATAGCAAACGATTAATTTAATACCCTTTGTTTATGAGTGATACACTCTCTATCTCCGGCAAGGTCAAGAGCCTTGGCCAACCCAAGAACATCAGCCTCAAGAGTGGGGAAACGATGACAATTAAGACGGCGGTAATCACCACCGATGACAAGTACCCCCAGGACATTCCCTTTGAAGCGGTGAATGACAAGGCATCTTTGTTTGATGGCCTCAAGCCTGGGCAAACTGTAACGGTTTACTTCAACCTACGCTCGTATGAGTACAATGGAGAAACGCGTATGTCTGCACCTCGTGTATGGAAATTGGAAGGAGGAACCACAACGGCCCAACCAGCCGCCGCCCAACCAGCCACAGCGTTTGCCGGTCAAGATAATGACGGCTTGCCGTTCTAACAATGACGGACGCGGACTACCAACAACTACGAGAAACCCTTTCGGCCATGGCTGACGGGGTTTCTCTTAACAAACGCAAGGAGTATACGGGCAACGATAAAGATGTCCTTAAAAACTTTAAGCGTATCGCTCACCGACTTGGCTTATCGCCACTACATGTATGGTCGGTATACTTTAATAAGCATGTTGACTCGGTCAACACCTACATTAAAGACGATGGTGAGGTAAGTGAAAGCATGGACTCCAGGTTCAGCGACATGCTGAATTACCTATACCTGGGCTATGCTTTAGTTAAAGAAAAAGAAGAAGAAGAACTACGGCAGAAGTTGTTCCACCTACCGCAAAGGATTGCACTGAACTACGGCGAACCTTCTTCCGATGAATCAGAGATTCGGTTTGTCTGATTTCGCGCTCTGCTACTATCACGCTATCCCTCACAGCAACTTGGGTTTGTAGGTTGAGTATCTGCTCCTCCTTCAGACCCAATTTTTTTTCCAGGAAATCTCCCTTCTCAATATCCTTGGCTATCATCCGCAGTTGTGTCGGAGTGAAGCAAGTTAAAGAATCCGTAACGCTCTGCGAATACATCGCGTAAGGAATCAATAGAAAGAGTATCAATGTGAGATATCGTTTCATCGTATTCAGTTTGTAGTTCATGCTCGGCAGTGATTAAAGAATCATATGCCACATCCAATGCAACAATCATCTCCTCGTAATCAGAGATGGTACGCTCCAGTTCCCACAGTTTCTCTTCGTAATCGTTACGCTGTGATAGGGTAGACAATACCCACAGCACGCCCAGCAGAACCGCGATGGTCTGCCAGGCTACGATATGGGTCTTGCTGTTCATTACTTCTTATTCGCAAACTTTTCCAAGCCGGCGATTCCAAATGCACCAAGAGTCACATACACGAAACTCATGTAGGTGAAGTCGTTGATTACCAGGTCTTTACCCAAAGCCCCAGTCAATACATCAGCCAGCATCACCGCTACCATGATAGCGAAAGACAGAAAACCAACAATGGTTTTTTCATTCCAAGTGTTATCGTCTTTGAAAATACTAACCAATCCGTTTAAAAAATTTTTCATACCATACCTTATTGATTATTAGTATTCAAAGATATTGTTAACTGGTCGGTCAGTCAAAGATATAGGCCAAGTATCTGATGTGTTGCCGATGTTGTTCAGCATTTCCTGGGCTGCGTTTAGGTAATCCATTTCTTCCGCAGTCAATCCGGTGCTTGCATCCTTTGCCGACAAAGAGGTGACTATGTATTCCGCTTGTAGGTATACGGTAGCATACTTGGAAGCATCGCGAACAACTTGATTCAACACCTTCTTCAACACCTCTTGCTTCTTGTTGTCGCGCAAAGCATTCACATCAACAATACCATCGTCAGCCACATCAATAAAGTCCTCAACAGCATCCTCCGCTATCTCAAGTAGTCCGCTTTCAGACAACTCAAGCATGCGGTCTTTAATCTTCGCGCCACGCAACACATAGAACTTATACTCTTGTATGTTGTCCATAGGAATTGCACGCTGGTACAAAGCAGATTCTGAATCATACACAACCATGCCTGGATATGTAGGTGCTGGAACAAAGCAATTGTTCATGACAAATGTTTCGTAGAAATACTCCCTTGCATAGTCACTCACCTCGTTTTGAGGAGGCTCTGATATCATTGGGAAGTAACGGAACGCGTCTGGCTGTACTGGGTCACCAAGCACATCCACCAATGGGTGGTTTGTTTCATTGGTAAACATCAACATCTCACGCTTCCAGTTGTCAAGTAATTCAAGACGCTGGTTCAACGGCATATTGTTATAGTCAAGAACCGAGCGGTTCAACTGCTGTACAAAGTTCGGAACTGTAAGGGTCTTCATTGTTTGCTCTAACTTTTTGTAGATATAAGTGTCTTGCCATGAACCGTCTTGTCCAGCACTACTTCCAGACGAAGGAATACCCTTGAACAACTCTTGCAGTCCTTGAACGAATGTGTAGTCTGACAAGCCTTCAAAAAATGCCGTGACACCAATCGTTGCTTTAGTCATGAACTCATCTATTCCAGTCTGCTGGTCCAGTAATCCTTTCTCTTTGAAGTCTTCGTAATCAGTAATAGCACCCAGCGACATAAACACCAAGGAGAGTGGGGTTTCTCGGTACTCCATAACCTTTGGCTCATCAAGCAATGGTCCTCCAGGATAAGCGCGGTAGAAGGTGATTGTATAGGGCTTCCATCTTCCGTCCATTTGTAACTGGTAATCTTTATATGGGTCACCAGTTCCCCCTCCAGTAATCTTCCATGCCGGTAGTTTCTCTTCATCGTCATCATCGCCAAACGATTTCATGCCAGCCAAGAAGAATCCCATTACGGAAGTTCCGAATACTGCGCGAGCGTATGCGCGGCGGCGAGAATCCTGGTTTCTGAACACCTGGTATCCAGGCTTTCCAAGACCTCGTGCAACAGCATCACCGGCTATGTTTACAAACTGCAAAGGCGTATAAGAATACAGTCGGTTACCAACATTTGCAAGCACCTTCAAGAATGGGATATACAGTGCCTTACCTATACGCATGGCTGAATCAGTCACTGCGCCAGTACCATCCTCTTCCAACGCGCGTATCATACCACGATATATCTTACCAAGCACACCGGCCGGCTCGTTCATGAATATGTTTTCAGTTGCTATGCGCTCCGCCTCTGCCTCTATATCATTTAGAGCCAAGTCTTGTTGCTCAAGTTCAGCGATTCGCAATCGGAATCCATTGGTGTGTGGCTTGTAGCCCTCGGCCACGGCTTGAGTTCCGTATTTCTCACGGCGCGCTTGGCGTTGCTCTACGGTTTCATCGCCCATGACAACAAGGAGAGCGTTCTCTTCAAGCAATGCTAACTCCTCCTGGCTCATAGCATCGGTGTCCCTACCTTGCGCCAGGCGGTGCATGATAACAGAAACCTCACCACCCTTGGACATACGGCGCATGCCGATATCCACAGCAGAAAGCATGCGGCCGGGCAATTTCATGAACACCGGATTAAAAATCTGTAGTGCAGTGCGGCCTAATATCGTTTCAACAGCACGCCAAACTTTATTGTCGGCCGTACTTGTATAAGCATCATCACCCCACAACTGGTTGAACCCATACATCTCGTATAGAGGAACCTTGGTTGATTGCAATGCAAACTTATCTGAACCGCTACGCTCGTAACGAATACCAGTCTTTAGAGTAAACCAGGCTTGGTCTAATGCCGGGAACACCGAGCGACCCACACCTCCCCAGTACTTAAAGAAGGACATTGGAGATAGATTTGCCAATGGTAAAACAATACCTTCAGTCACAATACTGGCGATGTTAGCCGCAAAGTTTTTCAATTGCGTACCAAATCCAGACAGCATGTTAGAATAATACTGCGCCTCGGCAATGTCAAATAAAGAAACCCCTTCAAGTTTTGAAATCTTCTTGAGTAACTCAAACTCTGCCTTGACATACTCTTGCGTATTGTCTTGGTAAGATTTCATAATCTCCGCCAAGTTCTTTATCTCTTCAAGGTCTGCTTCAGTATATGGCACACCCTTCTTATCAAGTTTGCGCTTGATGTACGCCGCCATCGTTTCACCGCCGGCACGAGATATCAATGAGAACGCCTGGATGAACTGACCAGCACTGGTCGCGTCAAGTGCTAACTGCTCCACCATATCTCGCAACGCCTCACGGTAGTTTTCTGCAAGGGCAACTGCACCGTTAGAGTCTAATTCAAGAATCATGTCACTGATACGCTCATTGACTTCATTAAACAATGCCACACGAACTGCACTAAAGCGGAACGACTGTGCGTTTGCACTTTGATTTTGACGGCCTTGCTTGGAGCGAGAAGGGATAGGCTCTGCCGAAGACGGAGCATCAACCCTTTTGTCCTGGAACAGTAGGTTGACACGGTCCGGCTCTACCAACATTCTGATAGCGGCTGGTAATCCAATCTCGTCTATCAACAACTTGGCTTCCGCACGAGTCATCTGATTAGAACGAGGGAAATAACTCTTTGTGTTTTCAGTAATCTCCTCGGTAGTTCTTTCGTCCGGTATGGCCTTGGCCCAGGTAGAAGCAGTCATACGCTCCTTGGGTTGGGTAGCAGTTTCACGACCGCCAACCATTACCAGGTTGGTAGCCGCTTGCCTTGACATGCCAGCATCTACAAGTTTTTTGATAACCCTCTTCGGAGGAAGCCCACTATCCAATGCCTTCTTGACAACGCGCTCAAATCTCTTGTCGCCATCAATACTAAAGTACAACCCGGAAGAAGCCATAGGGCGCGCTGGACTCATGTTCATGTTCTCGTCCATACTTGAGTTCATGTATCCAGCCGCCTTGTGGGACTTGATAGACTCTTGCATAGTAAAGAATGGGAGGCGTGGCAACTTGGCCAGGCCAGGGAACATAACCTCGTGTGGTTCAAAGCGGTTGCGCTTCTTATCCCACAACGCCCACTGCGACATAAAGATTCCAAGGCCGTTGCGCGTGGCAACTTCATTGTTAATCTGCAATGCCTTCAGATAGAAGTCGCCAGGGATACTAACCTTACCGTCTTTTGGTGAGGTCAATAATTGGTTGTACTTACCCACGAACTCCGTGAAGCGTGGGTTGATTTGACCAGTCTTGGCAACCTCATACACCGCTTGCTTTTGACTAACAAGGTCAAACATAGACATCATAAAGGCTTGGTTAGCACCTCGCTGGGCCATCAAGTCGTCAAGGTTTGTCACCTCAACAGACTCTGCTGTAACAAAGTCGTGCTTGTCAATGTACTCTTTCTTGTCTTTAGCGGTACGCTTCTTGCCTTTGTATATGTCGCGAGCCTTAACGGCATTGTTCCACTTGGCGATAACCTTGCTCTCTAATTTGGCGCGGTCCGCGCTGTTAGCCAATAACTCCGTTTCAAATACACGAAGCATGTGTCTGTCCATCGCGCTGATAGCAGCCACCAGTGGGTCTTGCCACACACCGGAGAAGGAGGCTGTCTTGGCTTGTAGGCCACGGACCTCGGTCATCATACGCGTCATGAAAGACACCCATGTTTCATCCGGTGACTTGGCAAAGAAGTCCGCGCCTTTGTTCTGCCCTTCAATAGGAGAGTCCATTCGGAACTTAAACGCCAACTCGGCAAGGTTTGTATACTCACCACTACTCTTGATTCCAAGACCGCCTTTGTCTGCGGCTTGCGCCTGGAAGAAGTATGTGATTTTTTCCTCAAGTGCTGCACGCTCCTCCTTGGTCATGTTAAGTGGGTCGGCAACGCCAGCCAACATGTTAGCATAACCTTGGATGGTAAGCACTGGAACTTGCTCGGCTGTTAGAGATTCAATCTCACCAGTAAAGTACTGGCGGATTAACTCGTCAGATTCAGCATGCTCAATGGCTTGAACTCTGCCCACAGCAACTTGGAACTCGTTTGGAGTAAGCGGTTGATTGGGTGATAGTAGGCCGAAGATAAACCCATTGAAGACTGATACCGAATCACCCTTCTCCGGAGTCATAGTACGACCCAACTTGCGATATAGTTTGTTGCGGTTAGACTCGTTGGTAATTTGTGCTGGATTCCAACCTTGTTGTTTCATCCAAAACAATTCAGCAAACGAGAACACGCCGTCCTCAATGCCGCCAGGGATGTTCCAAACAACACCTGGGGCCATCTGCACTGATACAGTTTCCCTAACCTTACCGAGATTACTTACACCATACTTCTTACCGTAGTCATTCAACGGTAAGCCGCCTACGCGGAAGTCAGATGTGTTTTCGTCCCATGTTAGTTCAAGGGGAGTAGATATTAACTCCGGGTTTCTCGTTGCGAATCCTTGTTCACGGAGGTACGATGTTTCGGCGAACGCGAGTAAGCCATGAAGTTCCGGGTTTGTCCGGTAGAGGTCTGGATTTGCATCCCGGAATCCTCGAATTGTTTCAAGATATCCGCCCTGGTCACTTGTTTCTTCATCAAAATTTCTTTTACCTGGTATTACTTGCGCGCCACTCTGCAAATCAGTGCCTAATTCAGCACCTAAACCACTCAAGAAGTGTAGCGCATCTTGAACTTCTTGGTCGTTTTCTGGAAACAAATGTAATAAATTGTCACCATATGTAATAGAGAAGCCTTGGATTCCGGCTTCAAACATTCTCTTTCTAAAATCTTCACTGGCCTTTTCGTTGCCGTCAGAACCAAGGACATTTCCAGGAACCGGGATACGCATATAGAAATTCGTATCGTCAGCAGTCGGGTCAAGGGTAGTGTCTTCCGTAAAACGAACAACACTTTCTTGCTGGTCTGGTGCAATAGCACCAAGCACTGCCGTGAACAACTTAATGTTTTCCGGGTCACCATTAATCTCAAGGAATTGAGATGCCTCTTGCAAGAATCGTCCGGCTTCGTTGCCCATAAAGGTGTATCCACCGTGCGCTGGTGACTGCTGGCCAATCTCAATACCCAACAAGCCGGCAAGTTTACTTGTCTGTTCTGATAAGTACTGGAATTGAAGCGTCCCATGCACACCGTTTACATCCTCAAGTGTTAGTGTTTCTACCGAACGGAACGGAGCAACGCCAATCTTCGCCGCTTGTGACGGCGTTATAGATAGGTATAGGTTTGACTTCTTAACCGCCTCTGCTCCTAACGGATTTGTTATATCAACAGACGGTAGGTTTTGTTTTGAATCAACAGCAAATCGCTTGACGCGCGGCGTAGTGTTTACCGCCTGGTTGTATTCATCTGCTGTCTGACCAAACGGATTGTCTACGATACTCTCGTTGAGTTTATTTGAATTGATTATAACTGCTTCATGATATTTTGAGATATCTGAACTTACATACCAACCATCAATACCACTCTCCTCCAAACCCTTGCGAACATTGTTCATCTCGCCGTAGTTTGTACCGTTGTAAGTAAACATTGTGAGGTCGTGAAGCGATAGGCCAGCCATGCTCTCACCGGCCATCAGTCTGTCTGCATAGTATGCCGCAGCATCCGTTGTCCACGCAGATGGCGCACCACCAAGACCTTTGTTTGCTCCGTAAAACTCATCCATCTTTGTGCGGTAGTCAACATCACTATAGATGTACTCATCTCGGATAGCCTTAATTTTTTGCGCTTGCTCGGCCGTCAAGTTCATCAAGAACCTAAAGTCATTCTTAAACTTTCCGTCTTTCATTAAAGTAACCAAGTCGGAAAACTTCGTATCATAATACGGCAACAAGTTCATGTTCTCTGGATTAGAGAACACAAAGTAGTTACCATAGTCGTTTGCCTTGTATGCGGCATTGGTAAAGTAAAGACCAGTGCCATATGTTCCAGCGCGGTATTGAGGGTTGAAAGAGTTCAGACTCTTCTCCATCGTGCCGTGGAAGAGTAGCCCAGAGTTTCTCGCGCTCTGCAACATAGGAATGTCTGCCGCCATGGCAAGGTAGATTCCTGGTTCTGCTGTAGGTGCTGGCGTAGGCTCCATGGAAAGAGATACCTCTGAATCAACGCCATCAATCGTAACGGTATTCTCGCTCTTGGGTTGCACACGGCGTTGCGTACCATCTAACAACTCAAGGCCGTAGCGGTTTGCTTGTTCATATAGAATGTTTTCGCCGCCGATTTTTAATATAGTGCCATTGCTTTGACGAAGGCCAACAATACCGTCAGTCACTTCTAAATCACCAATCGCATATTGACCCCGTGTATCTCTCATGACAACACGCTGGTTTTGCATTTCACCAACAGTAGGCACAGCAATGCCGGAAGACATATCCCCAGTTACAACTTCATATGCACCACGGTCAATAAATTCGCCCAGCGTATACTCTTCAAAACGCTTGTCTGTTAAGTTTAGGGTCTTCTGTAAGTAGTTAAACAACTCATCAATCATTTTAAGGAGTTGTTGTAAACCCGGTGAATCTTTTGCCGTCAAGGCTAACTCTGCACGATTCTCAATAGCATGGACAATCGCCTCCATTGCGCGGAGGTCTGTCCCGGTGTACTCTGCAATATCGGGTACAAGACCCATAATCCCAGCATCGTTCTTGGCCAACTCTATCATCTTGTTATACAAGTTGGTGTTGTTGGCCTTAACATAATTTAACCACACATGAGTAAATTCATGGATGGCTGTACCAAGTGTTGCTGACTCTGGGTTTAGGAATATGGTGTTTGTGGTTTCATCGTAGAATCCTTTGACCTCTTTCTTGTTGCTCTCTTTAAGAGTTGGAAACTGCTTCATCACGCGATTGCGATAAACCTCGTCAAACGCGGCTTGGTCTGTGACAGCAGATGTGCCAGGGAAGTTCTCCTCAAGTTTCTTTGCCAACGCACGAATGTGTGGTGCGGTGCGAGATTGAGTCGGCACTCCAAGGTTGTTTAGGTCATCTGCCAACTCATCCTCCACGCGGCGAGCCGCCTCGTTTTCCTCTTGGCTTGGGACAGCCGGGTCGTTGTTTCTTGTGTTTAATGACGATGGGTCCTCACTGGCCCGTTTGATTACATCGTTTAAGTTTTCAGTTAACTCATTAACAACCGGGTCAAGTTGAGGTGTTGACCCTACTTCTGTAAGGGCAGCCAACGCAACATTGACACCGTGCAATTCCATAATCTGCTGGTCAGTAAACGACTCACCCTTGTTCAAATCAAACGCAGTGCTTTGCCCGTTTACCTGGGCATTGGTTTGAGCAGATGCCGTTTCCAGGATGCGGATGAATTTGTCTGCATCTTGCTGTGTGAACTCTCTAATGGTTTCTCCGTCTTCGTCAACAAACTTATTACCGACATAGTCATTGATAATGTTGCGAGTCCTTTCCGGATTCAAGTGCATGCGGAACAACAAGTCCTTCTGCATGTGAGCAAGGTTGCCGTTCGTTTTAACAACATTGACCATTGGAAAGATAATACCAACAGTACCACCAAGTATCATTTGGTCTACGGTTCCAGGGCCAAACGACTGTATGTCAACATTCCCTTTACCGGCTTGACCGAGAAGAAAACTGGACGCGTCTTGAGCAAGAGGTTCAAATATACCCTCCTCACTGGCCTCCATTAAGCCGGCCTTCCAAAATGTACTTCCGTACTGGCTTGCTCCGTTACGGAACATTTGAAGACGAGTGTTGTAACTGCCTCTTATAAAGCGATTTACATCACCCTTTTTAACCTTACCCCACGCCTTGTATGTGGTGTTAAATTCCGGGTTTAATCGGTTAACCGTCACCACAGCAAAGGTTCCACCAAGGGCATGGTATGCCGCTTCAGTAGGGGTAAGACCTTGGTCAAGGTAACTCTGATACATTCCGTTATGCATCTGCATAGCCATTGTGAGTTCCGCCCCTTGACGATAAGCAATTTGTTTAACTGCTTTTTCAGTTAGTTGCGCTTCAGCAAAGCCCAGAGTTCTTTTAATTCGGTTACCAGTTTTTACGGTGAGTTTAGCCGTTTTTAGACCAATGCCGGCCTTGGCCCAACCAGCACCACCAACAAGCATGGTTCCTACATCAAAAGTTGTATTCATGGTTTGAAACCAAAAGACACCACTGTTAAATTGCTGCTTGCGCTCTTTGCCAGCAAGAGTACCCACGATTCTGTTAGACAAAGCCTCGTCAAATATCATGTACCCATCCTCACCTCTAATAGAAGTATAATCTTTATTGGCACTTTGCATATCTTCATACTCAACAGTATAAGTCTTGCCGTCTACCACAGTGGTCATAGCATACGGATAAAATGAACCCATATGATTTGATGAAGTTCCAAACCCAGCGTATTGCTGTGGGTCCAAAACATCAAGGAATTTGTCTGCCCACCTATCCCAGGAGGTGTAATTTTCTGACGCAATACCCGTCATATCTCCAACGGTAAGGGTAATGCTATTTACAAGACTTACCCCACCTTGAACAAGGGCCAGAGCCTTACCGCCTCCATAAGCGGTTGCACGCACTTGATGACCGACAAGTGACTTAACACCTACATAAGGCGTATTATAAGAGGCATCCACTACATCTGCCATAGTGTTTCCAACCCAAGGGACTTCTCTTAAACCAGCCTCTGTAGCCTCAACGAATGCATCAACACCCAGGTAAGCCATAGGGTCTTTTTGGAATGCGTCTATTCTTTTTTGTCGCTCAATATCTGCTGCCAACGCCTGGTAGTACAGAGGGTTCTCATCCTCAAGGTTTTCAATGGCAGTAGCATACTTGTCAACCCACTGCATGAAGCGTTGGTACTCTTGAAACTCCGAGCCTTCAACCAAATCGTTATAGAACTCAATCGCCTGGTTTACCGAGCCGCTAAAGGCAATCTGCTTGTAATCCGGTTTGCGTTCCGTATAACTTCCATCTCGGTTTTTAGTGACATTACTGGCGTAATAGTAGCCTTCGGGCGGCTGCTTGGTTCCGGGCGCACTTTTGTTTCCAATGACAATGGCTTCATCTAATTGTTGAAAAGACACCCTATTAAATTCATCAAATACATTTCGCAGATTGTTTTTAAAGTCGCCAAAAGTAGCATACTGCTCGTTTGTTCCTCTGATATAAGGGTCTTCATTGGAATAGAAAGCGTAGAGTTTTTGGTCGTTAAGGCCATCGCTATTAGTGTACTCTTCCACCGCTTCTTGAAACAGAGTAAGTGTTTGTACTGCTTTGTCAATATTTATCTGAAATAAGCCAAGTTGGTCCCATTCTTCAGCCCAGTCTATACCAAATTTTTTTTGGCCATATATCAATAAAGAATTAAATCCTTCTGATGCTCTACGCACGGCTGTAGTCTGGTCAAACAACTCATGCTCCAGGTGAAAGTCGGTATCTGTAACGGAATAAATAGTTTGCTCATACTCCTTACCGTCAACCTCATATGTAAAAGTGGTTTCCTGGTAGTCGTCACTTCGGTTATAGTAGTCTTCTTTTTTTCGTAACTGGATGTTCCACCCTTGCTCTCTCTCTAAAATTCCACCAAAGTCGTAGAGGTCTAAACTAATTAAGTTGTTGTGACGAGTAGGGTTGGCAAGTATCGGATTCCAAAAGTTAAAGTTGACTTCTCTGTTTTCCTTGATTTCTCTGCGCTCGGCAGCACCATCAAACCACTCGCGTGCGGTCATTGCATTAGGGTCGTCACAAGGAACAACCTGGCCACGCTCATTGTAACACACCTCGTTTCTTACACGAGGACCACCAGTGGTGCTTGGTATAAGAGAACCCCCTTCACTTAATCCGGCAGAAGAAGTTTGGCCTCGCATCTCTTGTATCTCAAGAGGGTCGCCAGCCTCCAAATCAATAGCATTCCTTTCTTTTTCGCCAAACCTATCGTCAATAACTGCCATGGCTTCAAACGCCGCAGCACGGAAGGTTTGGTCTGCCGCAAACTTGCCGGTAAACTCTTCTAATTCTAAATTAAAATCATCACCGAGTCCACTGCTTAATGTTTTGTGAATATCATTGATATTGTACCCAGCCATATCATGCTATGTTAGATTGCTTTCCGCGTAACACATCAAGCACATTCATGTCTATTGTTTTTCTTTGTCCGTAGCGTGTTACCGCAGATGTTTCACGAGAGTTAATCAGCGTGATAAACTCTGCAAACGACATAGTCTGTCTTGCTTTACCTTCAAAACTAACCACAACATTACCCATACTTACACTGACCCTTGTAATAGTACCACTGGCTGTTTTCACACCACCTTTCTTCAGCACATCATTGATACCTCCAATCTGTTCCCTACTCAATGTTGACCGGCTTGTGCCAATAACATCTAATGCCGCCTCTTGATTCTCTCGGTAAATGCTTTCCGGGTCAGCGTCAAGTTCAGTTCTGCTTGATGCATCAGTGTATGCCTCCGGATTGTACTGGCCTTCAACAGTTACTTTGTGGTCATTCATACGCATCTGAACCGAACCGGACTCTACGCCACGGTAACTTAATTCAGTAGCCAACTCATCTCCATTAAAGATTTCCTTGTCTGTCACTTTAAATGAAAGCAAGTCTTGCTTCTCCTCAATAACAAGGAAGTTGTTATCTCCAGGATTAAAATAAACCTTAACACGCTTGTTGTCAAACTCTGCTCCAGCAAAGATTGCATCTTCAACTGGATACAAAACTTTGCCGTCTTTAAGAATCTTATCGCCAAGATTACCCTGGCCCATAGACAAGGTGTTAATGGTTCTAATGAGTTTATCTTCACGGGCATATGTATCAGCATTACTACGCTGTGACTGTGGAGAAATAATAATCGGTTGCTGAATCTCGCTAACCGTTACACCGCTTGATACTCGGTTAATACCATAGTTTCGTGTTGCTTCTTCAAGACCTTTTGCCAACAGATATTGGTTTCCAAAATCATCCGGGTCTGATAAAATCTGACCAACAGTTTTAGAGTAAACTTGAACATTGCCATCAGCATCTTGGTATTCAAACTCAACCATTTCGTTTCTGTTTGAATTAGCCCAAATGTCGCGTTGCTCATTAAGCATTGCCACAGCAATTCTATCCTGGTAGTTGCTGGTAGCCACTTGCAATAAAGACATGCCGTTCTGTGAAGCGTCCATTAACTCTAACGCAGTCTTTGGAACAACTGTTCCGTTTGCCGTTTTAACAAAGTTAAGCGCAACATCAAGTTCAGTCGTTTCGGTTTGGCGTGCGCCACCCTGGACTTGACTTTGAACTTGACGCTGTGATTCAATCTGGCTTTTAGACTTAAAGAAGTTTAGCCAGTATCCAGGCGCACTGGCTACCGAAGAGCGAATCTGTTCGTCAGAAGCAGAAGTCATAAACCACTGTAACGGACCTATAGCCTCGCCGGGTTTGTAAAAGGCAATATCATTTGGCTTGATGTACGAGTTAAAGTACATGTCAATGACAGCCCCAGAATTTAAATCTTTATTCTGTTTAATCTGACTTTCCTCTTGCTTCACCATACCGACAAACTCGCGCTCGCCGGCAATGTCTTGTTTTAAGTCTGCAACAAGTGCTTGGGGAGGGGACTGCGTTTGGTCAATAAACTTTAGCATACCTTCAAGTTTTTGCGCCACAAGGTCATGCATAGCGACACCAATGTGTTCACCGTATCCGGAAGCAATGTAGTTGCTTGCGCGGTATGCGTCCTCGCGATACCCACCAAGAGTACGCTCTAACTTTTCCTCCGCTTTTTGTATTGTGTTGGCGCGTGTATACGCTTGACGGGCTTGCTGATTAGCCAGTCTTGTTACTTGTTTGGCAATAGACTCCGCATCCGATTTAATCGGCTGTGAAAAACCTAACGCTCCAGCACCTTCTAATCCAGCCATAATATTAAATCTCGACCCATTGGCCTTGGTCATACATGTAATTTACACCGTTAACAGTCTTTACCTCACCTTGTTGTGGTGGTGTCTGACCCCCCATTGTGTTGCGACTTCCGTATGGGTTTGGATTGAACGGTCCAAGTTGGTTGTCCTTCATATACTGTTGGTTTTGCTTCTGATATTGCATTGAACCTATTTGAGCAACACTACCAAGCATTCCGCCCAGGCCAGCAAATCCACCAGCAATCAACTGCTGTTTAGTTTGCACATCTTCACGGTACTTCTGTTGCTTGTCCTGGAAAACCATACGGTCATCTTGAACAAGAGCATTTTGCAAATTCATAGATATACCTTCGCGGCGTGCCTTGTCTTGCGCTTCCATCTGTGCCAACTGCAAAGCGTTTTGCGAAGATTGTGCGCCAGTGGCGGCGGTCCCTAAAAAGGCTTGCTGTGCATCGGTGGCCGCACGATTATACTGTGCAGCACTGGCGGCCGCACCAGACTGGGCAGAACGCTCCATAGCACCGACATTAGCCATACGGCCAGCGGCTTTAATGTCTGCTCCGCGAGCCATCTCTTGCAAGCGGCCACTGCCCTCATACATAGGACGCTCTCCTGGGTCCATCTTTAAACCTTGGTACAAGGACATTCCCCCTTGGATACCTTGTAATACTGCTTGACCACCAAGCGCGCCAATTGTTAGTGGATTCATAGTTATGCTGTTTTATGCCCTTTTTGAACAGAGTATGCTATATCTGCAAATCTAATCTTTACTTGGCTTGTTTCATCAAATTCTAACATAAACAAAAGAAATGGATTTACCAACTTCTCGCCCGTCATTCCGTTGCTATCGTATGTTGTAGCAACATATGATGATGGTGATGGCTCTAATCTATTTCTATATATAGGTGCGTAATACACACCCTCATATTGTCTGAAGTCTGTATCGCTCAAGTCTGACGATTGTATAAAATCAGAGTATGTGCGCGAGGACGGGTAATCTCCAGAGGAGTTTCTGTCCATATATTTTGCTTCAGTTCTAAAGTGTACAAATGATGGCGCATAGTTGCCCTCAATTGTAATGCTGTTATACGCTTTTACTATTTGTGGGTTGTTTTGAATAATCCCGGATATCTGACTGTCATATTGTGTGCCATAGAAATTGTTACGCGTATCGTTTGCGTCATGCACCCACAATTCAGCATTCTTAAACGACAAGAACTCCGTGCCAACTTGAGCCATTTGCTCTGGCATGTATGAATAGCGAGTAGTCCACGCATTTATCGCGGTATCATACGACAGTGTCATTGCGTCACCGTTTTCCAGGTCGTAATATGACGAGCGGAACTCACTGATAATCAAGTACATAGTGTCACTTCCGGATTGCGTAACTCCCAGGCTGTCTTCAATAGTAATCTTTAGGCTGGTACTATCTTGTGTCGCCGTGAACTCAACATAACCGCCGGTAGATGTATCACTAAAAGAACTGATAGAGGTGTCGTCTGAATAGGTTAGTGACACGCTGTCAAAATCTGAAGTGTTATCGCTTTGAGCAAGGCCACTCATGTCGCCAAGTGCTACACGATACTTGCGATTTTTCTTTATGTCGGCACTAACCGTTAGCGTAAGCCCGTCATACGGGTCTTGGTTGCCGGCCAACACATTGGTGTTAGACAACTCATCAATGTAATCTTGCAAGTATTTATAAGTAGAAGCCACCTCCGGCAAATGCAAAATGTATTCATCGTTACGATTATCGTAGCCACCAAAACAACCGGTAGCACCTTGTTGTACAATAAGGTTACTACGCTGACGGAAGAAAGATTTGATGCCCCTATCTCCAATCGGTAATAATCCGTTTCGGTCGTACAGCACCGCGGTTCCGTTTAGCGCATCATAGAAGAACACGCGATTGTTAGACTCAACAACGCTTTCCGGATGCAGCGTGCCATAGGAGCCACGAAGCACTTGTGTTGAGCCAATAACACCAGACTGTACTGCAAGGAATGCCGCGCCTCCAGAGGTTTGTAATTGGGCTTCTCCGATATAAACACTGGCAGTTTCGTTTGTTCCAATAGCCAGCATGGTGTTACCCTCTGATTCCGTCTTGGAAGTAAAGACCAACTTCTGAATAGAACCCAATTCACTTGCAAGAATATTTTCATCAAGCGAATTAAACAACGAAAGCCCATTGAGCAAAGAGCCTTCTATGCGGCGTTCACTAAATGATATACCCGTGGGCTTGTGTACTTGTTGAAAGCGCGTTAAACCAAACGAACGGCCAGTAACTTGAACCCAAGTGTTAGCCTTTTTGTAGTCTGGATTAGTAACCTCATGAACAAAATCTGTCCCAGTATTGTATTGCAGCATTTTAACAACAACATCGCCTTCAAAATAACCAGACGATGTACTAAATGAACGGCTGCTTGTACCAGGACTGCTTATATTATATGAATAGCCAAACTCATGAAAAGGCAAATTTTCGTTTATAAGTGCTGGCGTATATATTTCAGCCATTACGGCGTAGTTGCTGTAGTTTAAATTGCCTAAATCTTTTAAACTACAAAACAAGTCATCTTCGGTTTGATGCAAAACACGCAGTGTTGCCATGCCGGTATAATTAGGCAAGTTGTGTAGGTTGATAAGGTCGCCCTCTGACAAATTATATCCAAAGTTTTCCACCGCCATACTGGACAAGTGGACTTGAATGTATTGGTGCGTTGCCTCTGTATAAGTTTTGCTTTGATTGTTTGCTTGCAAGTCAGACACATAGTGCAGCCCTTGTACTGCAAACTGTATAAAGAAAGACTTGTTCAAAGATTTAGTACGAACAAAATGATACGAATGCGCCCATTCCGGTATGTAGTTTTGAGGGCTGGATGTAGGCAAAGAAAACTCTACCTTTTGTACGGCCGTTAAATAATCATCATCGCGATTAGGGATATCTACACCTTCTGTTCCAGTCAAGTCAATCACCCGTCCCAATCGGCCATATTTATCAGCGAACATTAAGCCAAACCTATAACTATTTCCACTTTTCCATAAACGCATGTTTTCCTCATAAGTTATAGAATCGCTTGTCAATCCCGTAACAGTAACAGAGGTGTCTGCGGTAGTCTGCATTTCAAAAAGAAAAATGCGCTGTGCGCCAGAAGCGGTATAGGTGTTTTCTATATATGTTTCAAGTTCTGTTTTGCTTGTTGCTACACGAACTTGTGAAGACAAATCTTGCGTTGTTGGCCATCTTGTGGTATTTAAAGTACCACCAGTAGACCAGTCTGTTTCATAGTCGTTTGGTTGAGCAATAGGGTTTCCGTGTGACGCAAAAGTATAATATCCATCAGCAGTTGTGCCTTGAACTTTAATAAACCTCGCATTGACCATTACATTTATCCCCCCACCAGATGGCTCATACGAAACCTCGTACAAAAGATAATTTGACCGTTGGCCACCAGAGGTTTGCTGGACCTTTGGAGTAACCGAGGTGTTTTTTACAAGGCCGGTTTCATTTAAGTTGTTATAACCCTCCGTAGTGTTACCCATAAATACTCTTCCGCGCGCACATTCAACCGCTTTAGCCTTTACCGGAACAGCACTAAAGTACCTTGTAACTTCAGAGTCCGCTATAGCGTATTTAACCGTGTCATTTCTAAACGGCACTGTTAAAGAAACATCATCATCGTCATGCTCTATAATTGCATCGCGATTCTTTTCAATATAAAAAACCGAAAAAGAGGTTTCCAAGCCAAACTTAACCAAGTACTCAACCTCAATAACATCCGCACCAATAACTTGACCAGAAGGCACGGTTAATGTAATTGTATTAAATTCTTTTTCGCTGTCAGTTGTGTCTGGGTTTGCGTGATATACCGGCTTGCTGTAAGGACTCAAGGTACTTACCTCGCCATCAGCGTATACAAATCTATACGCAAAAGTAAACGACTCGTCCGCAATGAAATTGTAGTCTACGGCAGTATCCTTAAATCTATTGGTAGTTAGAGGTAAGGTGGGTGCTTGACGAACAACGGTTATCAAACTGTCACGAATGTCCGTTGCGCCCTCTCCGTAATAGGTGTATGTATCGTATGTGTTTAATTGGGTGTATGATGAGTCATGTTTTTTTAAACCTCGCTCAACATTGATTCTTTTGGGTTCGGTATTGTTGTCTGTAAAAAACAACAAATCACCATTTAAACCAACACCAGTAATTAGGTGTGACAACGAAAAGTTCAACCCCTCCTGGGCAACACCCCCTACAGAGGCTGCAAAGTCATCTTGCTCAAGAACTTTTCTGATGGTGTCTTCTTTATGAAAGTAACACAGCACCATGTGGTCGTCATTGCTGTTATGCACAAAGTAATATACACGAGAGTTCTCGTCATCCGATAGGTGACCAATGCAAGTGTTAGTTCCGCTTGGCAAGGTAAAGGTAACTTTTTCGTTACCCTTGACATTAGATAGCGCGCCCATGCTGCGCTCCTCATCCGCAGAAACGCGCACATTCAAAGCATTAAGGTACTGATTACCAGCAATGTATGCCGCATCAGTATCCGTGCTTAATCCACCGGTAAATGTTTTCTTCTCTATCATACCTTCACGCTCTGACGGAACTCACCACGCACCAGGCGCAAGATGTCAGTTTTCGTCAAGCCGTAAAGTCTACCGCGCAACTTGCGTAGTTGATTGTAGTACTCTTGCTTTGACTCCATCATCTCTGCCTTATTTATTGAGCGGTTGTGTTCTTTGAATTTATAGATAATGTAAGCCTCAATAACCTCTGCGGCATACGGATGGATATACGATGCCGTAGTGGCTGAATGATACCCAATGTATTCCATGTAGATAGTAACACCCGTGGCTTGCGCTGGAGATACTTTAATGACACCGCGCTCACGAATCACTTTGTATTCAGAACTTGTTGCGTCATTTCCGTAGCCAACCATACCGCCCTTGTGTTCACCCTTATCATTGTAGAAGTTGGTAAAATAATATCCACCATAATTCAACGATGCCAACACCTGGTCAGATTCTGTTGATTTATTATCAGCAGATACCGCAAGTCTGTTAAACTCATCATTCACACCAAAGACCTTGATGCGATGGTCATTGTTTACCTTGCGACCCAACTTAATAACATCAATGAAGTCGCGAGGAATCTGCATTTCATTGTTGGCATCAAGTGTCACCTCAACTGTCTTTACCAACGGCAGTGTGTCCATATTCAACTCCTGGTTCAAACACTTGAGTGCATAGTGCAAAAACTGCACATACCAGTGAATAGGTAGTCCCAGGGTCATTAGTGAACTACGAACGATGCCGTCTACTGTCGTTGTATATCTCATTGTCTTTTATTAGCGTCTGATACCTCATCGCCAGCCGGAGTGGCTACGCCAAGAATCGTTAATACCTCTTGAATAATCTGCATCTCCTGGTCACCGCCAACTGGCAATGTATCTGTAGAAGACACCTTGGCCGGGTCAGCCACCAACAACTGCATGTTTATACTGCTGCCCACATCTGTTTGTGAAGCATAGAAAACCACCTCATTATTAGTTCTCAACTCGTAAGGAATCACATTAGACAACAAGACATCCTTAACACTGGTGTGTCCAACACCGGACAACAACCCCATCTGGCCACTCTGTATAGGCACAAACGGATTTTCAAAATCATCAAGCGTTAGCGAGTCATACGCTTCGCGTCTTGTGATATTCCAAACACCAAGGCCGCGAGGCATAGCAATAGGCTGTGCTGGCAGCGTTGCCTTACAATAGTCATCACTAATAGCCGTAGTAGAAACAGCGTCATACTGCGCTATAGCCGCGTGTGGAGGAAAGTAATCCCCCATGGGCAAATTTACTTGAACAGACTCAATCTTCAGAATGCGGTTGACAGACTGAAGAACAAGCAATTCAATTTCTTTTTGCGTAATCTCCTGGTCAGCGGAAGGGTTTCCCCCGTTGTACAAGCGATATATCTGTTCTGTTATTTTACCAAGAGTCGTCATGTGCCTTGCTGAATTTTACCTTCTGAATATTGAACAGCCAGTCCATCCTCAAGGCTTACGCCCAAGTAGTTCACGGCACGCATAATAATAGCATTCAATGCCGGTTCATTCCACTGCATCTGCGTAGATGTTCCAGAATTGTATGTGATTGTGCGGCCGCTCTGCGTGTATCCAAACACCGGCTTTGCTGGACGAACCAAGTAGTCTATGTCAATGTCACTGTGTGCCTCTTTGGGGTACAACTGGACGCGGCCATCACCGGATATCTTGGCGATAGGCTCGCTTGATGTTGGGGTAAGTATGTACGAATCAAGACGGTATGCTACTTCATCTTCCGACAAAATAGGTATTGTCTTGTTCGCTTTACTGATAGCCAACAAGTGCATGTAATCTGTGTTTGAGATAACCAATAGCCCACCAGAGGTAGTGTTGTCCGTATCACTCTCCTTGAATGGAGCAAGATGGTCATGCAATGCTTGTGTCATCCCATATGCCACACGAGGCACTGGGCGACCAGGCTGGTATTCTTCTATGTTTCCATACAACCTATTAAAATACCACATCTGCGCGCGGTCAAGAGCAGTGTCAATCTCTTCCGGCGTTGCATATCCAGTATTATGCTTATTTAGCAGTAATAGGATGAAATCATGTATTTCCTTTATTGTCATTTGACTCGCTTATCGCACCAGTGTTCATGTCAATGGTGACTGTTCCATACCTTTTCTCCAGGCGTTGAGAGAGTTCAGCATATGCTTTGCGAGATGAGGCGTATTTCCCGAAGGCATCAGCCTTCATTACAGCCAAGTCTTGTTCAGCACCAGCCAGTTGCAAAACCGTTTGCTCGTGCTTTCTCAATTCTGCGGAAGCGTCCGTTAAACTCTTTAACTCTGCCTTTGTGATTCTTTCTTTTTTAGTTGCCATAATTGTTTGATTGATTTCCTTTGGTACTTACAAATATAGTTAGCCCTCTTTGCATGCCTTACAAAAGGAGGTGTATTAAGGCTTGTTGCAAAAAGATACGATTATGTATCGCTTACCGGAGTGTATTGGCCGACCTCCGTGACGGTGCGTTATTGCACCAGGGTGTATAGATATCTCACCCACAGTGCCTATGTGTGTCTGCTTTTGCTTCCAGAAATATGTGCCGCCGCCAGTAAAGTCTTTATTGAGTGTTAGCAACGCAGTTATTGCGGAGAAGTCGTGGTGTAGGTTTAGATGGCCTTGCGCGTCCATGGTGTACTTCACCATAAAATTTTCAGCATTCATCTGTGGCCATTGGTTGCCGTCTAAATGCCAGTAGAATATTGCAGACGGATACACAAACTCGCGCAGCACCCGATTGTATATCTCATTAAAGCCAAATGTAGTCAATAGGGTATCCACGGTGGGGTAAAAGTCATGACGCTTCTGTTCCCAGTGCGCGTTTTTTTCTGCCTCCTCAATAATGACTTCACAAAACTCTTCCGTAAAGAGAGGGTAGGTGATGACATTTTCAATAGGTTCGTCTATTACCAACTCCCACTGCTTGGTCCGGGCCACGGGGTGTATCCATCGCTCCACCCAGGCATCCCAGTCACCAGTTTTAAACAATTCTCCGTTCGCGAATCGCGAAGTCTGCGATGTTTCTGGGGTACTGGTCTGCTTAATAATTTCTTTTTTAGATGCCATAGCCTTGATGTTTCTACTAAAAAAATGTAGGTCTTTTCGTGGATGCTCGGAGTAGACAAATGTCGCCGGAATAAACTCATCAACGGGGATGATGTTTTTTCTGTAGGGTTGTGCCAACAATTTCTTGACGGCATCACGAGTTAATATGTACGCGTGGTTATTATATATGAGGCCGGGGATATATGCGTCATCAAACTCCATGACCGGCGACTCAATGGGATTACCGCCGAGATACCATATCCCCCATTCGCGAGGACTATCAAAGTCCCGTATAATATCCTGGTTCAGTGGGGCCAGCACCTCAAAGTCCTCTTCAAGTATCAGCGCGGACTCCACCTTATCGTTTAACACACTTTGCCAAACGCTGATATGTGCAAGCGCACAACCCACCTCCCCAGGTGTAACTGGCCGATTCCACCAGGTGTTCGTGGTATCTATAGCCCAGTCCTTGTACACAACATAATCCTTCTCCTCGTCTGACAAGATTGAAACATCAACGCCCGGCACAATTTCAATAGGTACGCGTATCCCTAATTTTTTGAATCGTTCCTTGATGTCCTTCTCTTTGCTTGGAGTAGGGTTCATGCATATACAGTATGCTTTTTGAAACACTGGAATCTCTCTGTCCAGTATTTCTTTTTGCCATTCTTTCATAATGATTGACCAATCAAATCTTTCAACCCACGACTGAAGTGTTTCTATTTTGGTTTCGTTGTTCATTGGCCCTACCGTTTCTTGTAGTGCCGCATGTAAAGATGTAATAGGCACAACGCCGTGCGCCATCATCTCTAATGCTGTTATGCAAAAAGTTTCGTTGTACTCCGTGGGGTAGTACCAACGCTCCATTTCAGATAACAATTTGTATAGTTCGCCCTGGGGCAAAGTTCCCAAAACGGTAACTGATTCATCGTCAAGACAAATATGACTGAACTCCTCTCGGAGCATTTTTAAGCCATATTCTGGTGTAGCCACATACAAGTGTCCCCCTACAGACTTGACATACTCATATGTTTTATCCAGCCCCCTCTCCGGATGAGATGTGTACACATATGAATTTGCCTTTTTTGTTGTTGTCCGATTGAACAACTTTGTAGGCACACCATTATATATACGCATACACTTGTGCGCTACCTCTGGATACCTCTTTTTTGTTTCGTTCAAGTGCCAGTCACTGACGCAAACGATATGGTCAACAAGCGATAAGTACCTACGGTGGTCCACCATTTCCTCGCCTTGATACCAAGGGTAGTACTCTTCGTTGTGTAACCAAAACACGGTTTTCTTTACACTGTGATACTCAAACTGTTTAAGAAAATGGATATACTGTACACCAACGAGTACATCTATAGGTACATCAACACCAGTGGCAAACCTAACGCCATTCCAGGAAGTGGGACGGACCTCACCAACGACATGAACATTGTGACCAGCAAGAGATAGTTCTTTTGCTAAAAAGCAAACACACTTCTCCGTGCCGCCCAGGCCGGTTGTATCAAGGTCTTCCGGACCCCATGGGTTGGCATAATAGCCCACATAAAAAACAATGGTCATCTATGGTTATTTGTCGTAAAAATAAGTTATTTCTACGACAACACCAATATTGAATAAAGTATATTTTGAATTTCCCCGTCAAAGTCTACGGTAAAGTGAGTGTCGCCAACTGAAGACACTGCATAAGAATTATCTCCCACTATGCTTGCGCCATCGTAAGAGTATGAGTCGCTATCTGTTTCCTCAAACTTGAAAGCAGCACCAGATATAAAATCTTCTCTTGTCATTCGTAATAACTGTTTGTCCCTTCATGTAAAGATGTGATGTCGTCTGCTGACAATGCTTCAGCAAATACCCAAAAATGCCCGAAAGACCCCCTAAAATATCTTGAGTTAACACCAGTGGAAAGGTACATTGCATCTGTAGAGCCACCACTACCATCTTCAAAAGCAAGCGCGCCTCCAGTTCCGCTCAAAAAAGATAGTCCCTCCTCTTCACCGCCAGCAAATTTAGTGTAAGAATAGTTTGTTGATGATGACGCTGTATTATTGCTGTGGGATAAGATAAACGCACACATCTGCCATTCCCCAGCATTTAATGTGTACGATGTGCCAAAACTTCTGCGGTCCGAAGAAGAAGTACCCGTACCATCGCCACGCACCGGACGAATCTGGCCAGTTGTAGTCAAGTTAAAGTGAAACCCTTTGTAAGGTGCGTTGTCAGCAAGACCGTCCAAGTCTGTGGTTAGGATGTTCACATTTGCAGAGGGGGTATTATCCATCTTAATCCAAAACACGATAGTCGTATACCCAGAAGAGTTTTGCTTGTACGCAGTGCCTCCACTTACGCCGTCAAAATAAGAGTAAGAATTTGACCCATTGTATGCAAGCGTCCCCGTGTAGTCACCGGCAGTGGTATTACTTTTAGTAAAGCCAAGACCAGAGCCTAAAGCAGTGCTACTGGTGTCATAGTAGGTTTCATAGCCAAGAGGGGGGTTATACCTAAACTTCATGCTTCGGTGGTCATACCCTCTCCAGTTACCCATGGTTACATTACTTGAAGACGAGGTGGTAGCAAAGGATTGGTTATCTATATCGTTAGCGGCAAAGCGTAGGTCGCCAAGCGATAAGTTGGTAGTTGTACTCTTACCTACTTCGCTGTAAATACCGCTAACAGAAACATTTGTAGTGCCTAATGCCATGTGTATTATTTAGGACAGTTGTTGTCTATCTCCTTAATAGCCTCAATCAACAAGGCAATAACTTTATCATAGCGGACGGCATAGTACCCGTTGTCACGCTGTGTCACAACCTCTGGCAACACCTTCATAATCTCTTGGGCAATAACACCTACATCATGTCCGGTGTTAGGGTGTAGTTCCTCATTCTCAATCCAATCAAACTCTACACCGTTTATTTTATGAAGTTTATCAAGTGCCGATTCAATAGGCTTGACATTCTCTTTTAATCTGTTATCAGAAGAGTAGTATGCAACAATGTCATTAGTAGCACGAATATGACCGGCTGTTCCAGAGGCCGTTGTGCCTACGCCGAGGCTATTAACCTGGGCATTTGAACTCGTTGTAAAACCTCCGGCTTCACCCTTCTGGCCTTTGTCACCATTAGTACCATTGCTTCCGTTCGTTCCGTTACTTCCCGGTTCGCCCTTCTGCCCCTTGTCACCATTGGTTCCATTAGACCCGTTACTACCATTCGTCCCGTTACTTCCCGGCTCTCCCTTTTGACCCTTATCTCCATTCGTACCGTTACTACCATTACTACCGTTACTTCCAGGTTCGCCCTTCTGACCCTTATCTCCGTTTGTACCGTTGCTTCCGTTAGCACCAGGCTCCCCCTTTTGACCCTTACTACCGGTAGCACCACGCGGAATGGTAAAATCAAAAGTTGCCGCAGACGATGAGCCACTATTAGTAACACTCGCTTCTGTACCTTCATCGCCAGTGGTGACCTCACCTACAGAAACGGTTGCAGAAGTACCATTAGAACCGTTTGAGCCGTTACTTCCAGGCGCACCTTTCTGACCCTTATCTCCATTAGTTCCGTTACTCCCGTTGCTTCCAGGCTCACCTTTCTGACCCTTGTCGCCGTTAGTACCGTTACTTCCGTTAGAGCCATTACTACCAGGCTCTCCCTTCTGTCCTTTAGAGCCGTTAGTACCGTTGCTACCATTGCTTCCAGGCTCTCCCTTTTGACCCTTGTCCCCATTGGTTCCGTTACTCCCGTTGCTTCCGGCCTCGCCCTTCTGACCCTTGCTTCCATTTGTACCGTTGCTACCGTTGGTTCCGGACTCGCCCTTCTGGCCCTTATCACCGGTATCTCCAATCGGCAAAACAAAATCAAATGTTGCAGCAGTACTTGAACCACTGTTGGTTACGCGCTCATCTCCTTGGACACCCGACTCAACACTTCCAATCGTAATAGTAGCGGCTGAACCGTTTGAACCATTACTTCCGGCCTCACCCTTCTGACCCTTACTTCCGTTCGTGCCGTTCGTTCCATTGGTTCCGGACTCACCTTTCTGTCCTTTATCTCCATTGGTTCCGTTAGACCCGTTGCTTCCGGCCTCTCCCTTCTGTCCCTTATCTCCGTTCGTGCCGTTTGAACCATTGCTTCCGGCCTCTCCTTTCTGTCCTTTGCTTCCAGTTGCGCCAACCGGTATGCTAAAATCAAAAGTCGCGGCAGTAGATGTGCCGGAGTTTGTGACACTGGCCTCACTGCCTTCTGTACCCGTGCCAACTTCCCCTACAGTAATTGTAGCGGCAGTACCATTAGAACCGTTGCTACCGTTAGCCCCCGGTTCCCCTTTCTGTCCCTTGCTTCCGTTAGTTCCATTAGAACCGTTCGTTCCGGATTCACCTTTCTGTCCCTTGTCCCCGTTGGTTCCGTTACTTCCGTTAGTACCGGCCTCTCCTTTCTGACCCTTGTCACCATTACTACCGTTACTTCCGTCAGCCCCACGGTCGCCCTTCTGGCCTTTACTGCCGGTAGCACCGACTGGTATACTGAAGTCAAATGTTGCTGCTGTAGATGTGCCGCTATTTGTTATGCTGGCCTCGGAACCCTCTGTGCCAGTGCTAACCTCACCCACCGCGATTGTAGCCGCACTACCGTTTGAACCGTTACTTCCGGCCTCGCCCTTCTGACCTTTAGACCCGTTGGTTCCGTTACTACCGTTGGCCCCAGGCGCACCCTTTTCCCCCTTGTCACCGTTCGTACCGTTACTACCGTTACTACCATTGGTTCCTGGCGCGCCCTTTTCTCCTTTATCGCCATTAGTTCCGTTACTACCGTTACTTCCGGACTGGCCTTTTTGACCTTTATCACCGTTCGTCCCGTTAGTGCCGTTGGCCCCAGGCTCTCCTTTCAAACCAGTAGAACTACCAGCCCATTGCCCGGAAGAGTTGATGACTGTAGTTCCGCCAATAGCAACGCTACCGTCTACATCTAAATTTGATTGGAGTTTAATAGCCATAATTGTTTATATAAAAAAAGGGGTGAGGGTGTTCGGGTAACACCTCCACCCCCTTATCTGTTATTTAATCTTTATCAAGAAGCGGCTGTTCCAGTAATAACCACATTAAAGTCTGCGTCTGTATTTACACGAATAGTAATCTCATCTGATGCTTGAGCAACATCTGCAAGTACAAAGTTCCAACTTGAGTCATACACTTGAACAACACAACCAGGTGCAGAGATTCCATGAGTACCAGAGGCAATAGCAATAGTACCGGAAGACGAAGTGTGTTCTGCACTGTATACAATTGCACGGTTGTTAATCTGCGTTTGAATAGCAGAAGTAACACCGTCTACATAGTTCAACTCTGTAGTCGTAGCCGTAATGCCATCAAGAGTATTGATTTCAGCGGCAGTTGCTGTAACGCCATCAAGAATATTCAATTCCGCTGTAGTGGCAGTAACTCCATCCAACTTGTTGATTTCCGCAGTAGTCGCCGTTACACCATCAAGAATGTTTAGTTCAGCACCAGTAGCACTGATGGCTGTACCGTTAATGGTGATTGAAGTACCTACATTAAGGCCACCAGTCAATGTCAAACTTGCAAAGCGAGCCGGCAACAATGTTCCGGTAAACACTTCACTTTCATTTGCAGCAGCACCATAAACAACAAACTCACGAAGTGAATCATCATAACCAAAGAAACCAAGGCGCGCCGCTGTGTCGTAGTAGCGGAACTCAACCCCTCGGTCTTTATTGTCATCAGAAGTTGGCGCAGTATCTCCGCCAAGAGTGATGATTGGGTCATCAAGTGTTGTCGTTGTAGAGTTAACGGTTGTCGTTGTACCGTTTACTGTTAAGTTACCAGTTACAGTAACGCCACCACTAAATGTGGCTGTGACATCAGTCGCGTCCCCAATGGTGAAGTTGTTTGTCAATTGACTCAAACGGGTAGCAAGATTGTCGGTGCTTACATCCTCATCGGTGTTTGTAGTTTTTGCTGTCCACGAGAAAGTACCGTCACCATCTGATGTCAATACCTGGCCACTTGTACCATTTCCAGAAACATTAAGTTCAGCCGCACCGACAGTGTTGTCTGTAATTTCAGACGCTCCTACTGCGTCAAGTGTTGCTAACCCACCAAGGCCAAGATTTGTTCTTGACTCATTTGCATCTTGAATGTCAGATAGATTGTTTCCAGAAGCAAGGTAATCACTCGTTGAAGCCGTAGCGATACTGCCCAAGCCAAGTGATGTGCGAACGGTTGCTCCGCTTTCATAAGCAAAAGCACCAGCACCAGTAGCCACAATAAACTGGCCGTCAGATGCCGCAGCACCAAGAGTATCAAGGTCTTCAAGAACACCATCAACGCCAACGGTAATATCACCGGTTGATGTAATTGGGCTACCACTAACAGCGACACCAGCACCAGCAGTAATACCCACGCTCGTTACAGAGCCAGCACCCACCAATGCCCATGAAGAGCCATTGTAGATTTTTAGTTTGTTTACCGTGGAATCGTAAGCGATTTGACCAGCGGATGGAGATGAGATTGCACCAATCTCCGTTGTTGTAAGGTTATCAACTATAGCATTTCTCAACTCATTATTTCCGAGGTCAAGATAGCCATCAATTGTAACATTGTTAAGAAACGCAATTGCCATACCTAATTGTCTTTGTTTGTTATTGTGCTAAATTAAGTTAGTTCAGATATACTTTCCCACTTGTCGCCCCCGAAAATGTAAGAGTAATCTGACTATCAGAATCATAAGTGATGTTTGGGTATATAACTGTACCGGCTGAATTTACCACACTAACAGCCGGCTTTTTATTTAAAGAATGAGTGATAACCCAAGTGTCAGACGGACTGACTTGCTCCACCATCTGGTGCTTGTCGGGTTTACCCACAACGGGTTTACTTACCGAAACATTTGTCTTTACAGACTTTTGTGTTACGCTAATTTTATTGGTGTTTCCACCGGCACTATCTACTGATATGTTTACGGATGCCATTACTCGGTTACATCTTCAATCACTACAAAATCACCGGCAAACCATGTACTTACATTGCTTGGCGATTCAGAACTATCCGTGGCTTGTAAATCATAAACATAAACGCCAGCCTTAACATTCATGTCGGAGGCTGCCTTTGAGATTATCAATGTACCGTCAGAACCCTTCGTAAAATTGCTGTCGCCCTCGGTAAACGACAATACCGTGGTACTGCTATTTGCGCGCTTGCGAACATCAATCTCAAACGAATAATTACTTGACAAGTCCACAGCCTCCCCATCCTCGTCTGTGATAGAAAGTTCAATCTTAAAACTATCGTTCTTACGACAAGTGATATCCAGGCGTGATGCTATATCTAAATTTATTGATGCCATACTACAAAACTAACTCAATCCCTTAACACATATAAAAAAGTTGGGGTCAACTTTCGCCAACCCCAACCAACCAACGGAACCACCAAACAAACACTAATACATAGTGTTTACTTTAATGCTGTCTTCAGTGCGTTTAACACTGCGCCACCATGTTCGCTCTCCACCAAGTGGGCAACAAGAGAGTCCTCTCGTTTGGTTCCACGCGCCACGGTGCAGATTTGTTCTCCACTATCCACCCATTTCCAGGTGTTACTTTGTGAATCAAAGGTAATCACACGCGCAGTCTTTGCACGACTAACCAGGGCAAAGATTGCATTCTGCTTATTCTTGCTACGGCGAACAAATTCATCCGGGTGACTTTCAGCGTACTCTTCTACCTTATCACGCAACACAACGAGTTCTTGTTTCTCGTCCCAGCCCATCATAGCCACAAAATTGCGGATGTCCGCTGCGCCCATTTCTGCCGCAAGATTTAGTGCTTGACGCTTGGTTGTACGCTCTTTGCGAGTTTTCTCCGCTGCTTCCTTCGGGTCTACACGAAAAAACAAAGCGTTGATGCTGTCGTCACGATTAGGATTGGAAGCGTTGTAATTACACAATTCCATAAACTCATACGCCTCGGCATCACGAACAGCACCACCTTGTAGGACAATGGTCCCCATGTTTTGCTGCTCAAACCAAAGAGTACGGTATTGAGGTCCACTTGAATCAATAGATGCAATCATAGCAATGTCTACAAATTCATTCTTGTTGCCGTCCCAAATGCGGTCACGAACCGGGACATTTTGAGAACAAGGAACCTTTGTCTTTGATGGGTCTTTGGGGTTGATGTTAACTCCCAACAATCGGTAAGTAGCCGATTCACCTTTCTTTAACGCGGACGGCTTTGTTTTAGCGTCAATCGCGTTTACTTCGTTATAAACTTTCATAACTATTTAATTAATGTTTGTGGTGGTGGTTATTAAAAAGGGTTGGAAGGGGCAAGCCCCTTCCGTCCCTATTGGATTAAATCCTATGTTTAGGCAGTGTACATGTCCATAGCAATGAACTGCTCAACACCCAACACTTCAAGTCCTTGTACAGACTCGTAGTGGCACTCAAGAACTGAACGCTCGTCAGTTGGAGTAGGCGCAAGACCACCCAACATGATTTCACGATACTTGAGGTCAGTACCGTTACCAGCCATGTAACGAACACGCATGCGGTCCAAAGACTCACCAGAGCCAGCGGCTTTGATTTTGTCGTTAGGAACAAAGTATGCGAAGTTCTCAAGACCAGCAGAGCCAGTGAAGTTAACCACTTGCTTGTGGTCAATCATAGGCAAGTACTTCTTCATGTAAGTACGACCGTAAAGTTTGAACTTATCAATGCCCAAGTCCAATTGCTTACCGCTAACATCAAAACGCGCACCAGTAAAACCAGCAGTCGTCAAGTTGTTAAGCATGTTGTCAATCTGAACTTCACCTTCAGTTCCAGTGAATAGCAAGTATTCTTGTGGAGCGCGAAGTTGGTTCAAAGTCTTGGTCAAAGATGCCCAGTCACTCACGCCCAACGCAGCAGAGTTAGTAACCTTGCGGCCAGAACTGCTAACGATGCTGTGGTGCAAACCTTGAGTAGTTTGTACTGGGTTTCCTTCAGCGTCTTGTACATCTCCGTAAGAAGCATCAGTGAACTTGTCATCAGACTTCTGACCATACATCATTGCAAAAGCAATGTCTGAACGGAAACGAGTCAATGCTTCGTGCTGACCTTTCAAGAAGTAGTAAGGTTGACCTTTGAACTCAAACTCAATCTTTGAAGCGTTTTGAATGTCAGTGATGACATACTTCTCTTTAAAGATTTGAACTTGGTTTGATTGCTTGGTAGGAGCCAACTTACGAGCAGAAGGTGATTTAGAACCTTCACCAGCAGCGTTAGAAAAAGCAACTACTTTAGCACCGTCAAGGTCAGTAGCAGAAGAATACAAATCAGAACCTACGCTCTTGATTTCCAAGTTTGCACCGCTAATATCCTTAACATAACCAACATTCCCATTAGGGAACATCAACAAATCGCCCTTACGAACCTCTTCAGTAGAAGGAGCAGAAGCAAGTGCAAGCGTGAATACGCGTTTAGCAGTACCGCCAGAAGCAGTACCAATGCTACCCTCTACAGTTACAGAAGAAGAAGAAGCAGCAGTTACTGCGCCTTCGTACAATTCGCTGTTCACAAAAGTGTGATATTCGGGTACAGCAGTTTCAACACTGCGACCCATCAATTCCATTACATCCAAGAACGAGTAGTCCTCGTTAGTAACATTCAATAAGCGGTTCAAGATTTCACGCTGGTCCAAGAAAGACACAGACGAAACATAACTCTTGTTTACCGCGTTAAGACCTCCAAATGCAGCCATTTTTAATCGGTTTTAGCCTTTCGGCAAGTTAATGATTATCTTCCCAAAGCATTCAACGCGGCTCGCAAGAAGTCTTCATTACTGTCGCCAGTTGAAGACGATGAACCTCGTTGTGGTCGGGAAGGATTTTTAATTTCCTTTACCACCTCTTTGCCGCCCAGAGTCTTGCCGTGGTTAATAAGACTACGCTCAAATAGACCGGGATTTGAAGCATAGTTCAAAACACGATACCAGCGGTCATAATCAACCTGGCCATCCTCCGTTTGGAAGAGTTGGAAAAATTTTGTGTTGTCAATTGTCATCTCAACAACTGCGTCCGTATTGTCAACCTCATATGCAAAAGGTTCGCCGTTATAATTGATAACCACTCTCTGCTTATCAACCAACTCCTTTGTTGTAGGATGGCCTTGTACACTCTGCGTCCACTGTTGACGGGCTTGTTCAGCCTCGGCTTGAGTTTGTGCAGAATTGTCCTCTCGCTGTGGAATTGCGAACTTTGACTGGTCTTCAATGAGGGACTGACGCTTGCGTGACGCTTCCGACTTCAGAAGTTCCTTGCCAAGTTCAATCTCATCTTCACCATATCGGTTCTCATCCAACTGGTATTTTTGGATGACCTCACGGTCAAATAAACGCTCAAAGTTCTTGTCCGACATTTCCGAGTATTGTTTTCTCATGTCGTATCTCACGACATCAAGGTCACTCATCGTAGTGTAGTCAACACTTTTTGCTTCTAAATACGGGGCGACATCTCCCGTAGCCTTATAATAATCAATGAATCCTTGTAAGAAATCATCGTATTCTTCAGTAGGCTGGCTGTTGGTTGTTTGGTTTTGAGCAAGTTGTGCTTTAAGTTCTTGCACCTGGTCATACAAGAGGTCGTGTGCATCAATTAATTCGTCAGCACTACTGTAAGTATTTTGAGTGTACTGCCCAATAAAATCGGATGCAGACTGCATCTCCTCTTGCGAAAAGCCATTATGGGCATTTGCATCCCATGACTCCTCTTCATCCGAACCGTTAACTTCATGAGCGACTTCAGAATCACTAATGTCCGCATCATCGTTAAAAGACTCTTCTGTAGTTTCTTGAGCAGAGTCTTGTGGTTGTTCTTCATTCACAGTGGGGGCTTGGTCCTCTGTACTGGGACTGATTTCAGCCAGGGGTTCGCCCCCTACTGTGATGTCAGATAAATTCATTTCTTCCATAATTGTTCGTGGTTGTTGTGTTGGCTAAATTATTGTACCATATTGGCATCTTGTACATTTTGAGGGGTAGGTTGTTGGCCTTGCGGCGGTGCAGCACCTTCTTGTGCGGCGGCCATCTGCTGTTGTAGCATATCCTCTCTACTCATTTGAACACCTTGTTGTGCGCCCATAGCAGAGTATTTTGAGGATAACTCAAGTTCTTTCAACTTCATGTCGTACTCAAACTTCTGTTGTGCTAACTTACTGCTTACCTCACCTTTAACTTGCTCCAGTTGAGCCTTGGCTTGTGCTTCTAATTCAACAGTTTTTTGCTTGGCTTGTTCTGCCGCCATCGCAGACTGCTGCTGAACCTGGGCGTTCATTTGTTGCTGGCGCATAGCCTTGACTTCTAACTCCTCCTTTCGGCGGCGTATCTTATATGCCAAGATTTGCTGGGCAACTTTTAGGTTATCTGTATTCTCAATCAAGATAGCATCTTCCATCTCAATCAAACCTTGCTGGAGATTTGCTTGCATAAATGCTAATAGTCGCGCACGGGACTCGTCATCCGGCTTATCTTCTAATCGCATGCCAAACTCATAATTTGACAAGTCACCGCTGGTACTAAAGAACTCCATAGTTCCAGAGCCAAGTGCTTTTAGATAACCCTCAATCTTACCTCCCTTTTGAATAACATCTTGAACACGAAGAACAATAGAGCGACATAACTTCTCAAGAAGATTACGCTCTGCATCGTGAATGTTACCAAGAGAGTTGTTTGTGCTTTCCGCTGCAAGTTTTGCCGTTGTTGTAAGCGCACGAGCATCCGGAGTGCTACCATCAGTAAATTCATTAAGACCCGTGATGTCACGAATCATCTGGATGTTTTGCTGTATGATAGAAAAGTATGAAGACACATCCGAACCGATACCGTTCTGTAGTTCCTCAATTGGACGATAGTTGGTCGGACGACCTTGAATATCAACCTTGCGGTAGACTAACACACCCTTTTTGTTAAACAAATCAATAACCTCCATTGGTGTTAATTGATTTCCGTTAGCCCCCAACGGGATGTCCTCCAAAGCACCCATCTCAATCATGATGCCCTTTGGACGAGCCTCCGCAATGGCTTGCTGTAGTCGGTAGTATGCAATCTGAATATTATCCGCGATAGGAATCAATTGCTCCATAATACCAAGACAGCGCATGTTGTGGAAGTCTGGAGAATACAAGTGGTACGACATCTCTGTTTCCATCAATCGCCCCATCTCTCGCTTCATGTCTGTAGCCAAGCCATAATCAAACATGTAGTTAGTACCTACAATCCACTTCGCACAATACACAACCTTATACTCGGTCTTATCATAACTGTTTTTACCGCGCTCCTTGTAGTCGTCACCAACCTTTTTGTACACCATATTTCCACGGCGGTCTGTACGGCGTTCGTGCTTCATGGTGTTGGTAGAGTAAAACTCAATGTCCATCACCTGGATTTTATTGTCATCGTAAGCACGGCTGTATGGAGTATTGATAGGCATGGCAGATGTACCTTGACCAGATAGTCCGCGCGATTTGCTTCCTATTTCCTCATATGCCGTTTCAGCCAACTGGTTACCAGCCATTGCTTTGATGTCAGAAACTGTCAACTCAAGAATCTCGCCAACATGCTGCTTATCAGCAAAGTCATTTTTCTCACATGCGCTGATAATCACTTGTGCCGGATTGACTCGGCGTACACGAACGGCGTTATTACTGTCAATGTACTCTTTAATGATTCCAACGCCATCGTCAAATAAGTCTTCTAATATCCTACGGCGCACCTCGGCCCAGTCGTTTTGGTACAACACCAAGTCAATGGCTTGCTCCATTTCAATAGATGCCTGGTGCTTATAGGTGTAGCGCGCTTGCATTTCAAGTTCCTCTAAATCTTGAGGCTCGTCTGGACGCTTACCCAAACCAAACAAATTAGGCAAATCCGGGTCTTCTTTTGCAAGACCGTTTCGTAGATACAAGCGTTCCTTTAGCGTCTTAAAGTAATTGTCTTTGTCGTCACGGGCCAAAGCGTCAATAGGAGTGGCTACAATATTATAGTCGGACTTCGCAAGTTTATTCAGCGCAATGCGGCGGAACTTGGGAATGATAGGGAGTACCGACCAGTCAATGTTTAGCCAACTTTCATTGTCATCACTGGTAACGCCAAGTACTGGCTTATATTTGTTGATGGGCTGATTGCCCATTGCATATTCTTTTGTTCGGTGGTGCTTCCATCGTGCTTGGTAAAAACTCTGTGCGTTAATACCATTATACTCGTGCCATGCGGCTTTACAGTATTGTAGAATCCAATCTCTACCCTTCTCATCATTAGATACAAGGTGAGATGGATAGTTATTTGGACCGTGACTTTTATAACTCATCCTATCTTGTGTTTCCTAAACATAGACCCAACATCTATAAGTTTTGATTTCCGTATAACAGCATCCTTCAATAACCCCCTATCGGCAATCAAAGTGTACCCGGCTGCCATGGCCGCATCAAACTTGGTCGTGTTGTTAATGTCAAAATTAAGCCAATCCTCCAGCAACTCCTTAAAAATAACCCTATCAATATGATTGACAATGTAATCTTCTGTAACTTCTGCAATTTGCTGGTGTGTTTTTTGGCTACCAGAGATACCCGGTTTACTTGCGCCGGGCAGATACATTAAGAATTGACCGTATCCTCGCTCCTCAAAATAATGCTGTATACCAATCTTATTGTCCTCAAATAACATTTGACAACCATAATACACGCACATCTTGAGCATGTCTTCATAAAATATTTTTGCCGTTGGTGGGCGGTAGATGTATTGACAAATAAAAGCGTTGTTTTGGTTTGGGGATGTTGCATCGTATTTAGCAAATACATATGCCGCGCCATCAGACCGGCGGTAGTCCACCGTAATGTTGTGGTCAAACGGGTCACATCCAGCAATGAACTTTAGCATGTTCAGAGGAAACTTTTTGCTTGCCTTGGTTTCTACCTTGTTGCTATCTTCCTCATTATCAAACACATAACTCACGCTAAACTTCCCATTCGCCCTGGGGACGAACTTCACCTTGCCATCTCGCTCACCACCCTCCCATTCAAAGTTTCCGGTGGTGACCAGGTTATCTTGCCAAGACACATAGTCCAGCCTATCGTTAAGTTTAACAGCATCATACAGACAGCGGTCGGCATCAATTCTAAATGCCTCTTCCGGTGTCATTGGAAACTTTCTTATGAAACTTGATAGTTGACGCTGGTCACTTCGTAAGGCTTCCCGTTCATTGAGTAAGTACATTGTGGCTGACTCCACATTACACTTCCCGTATTCGTTGTACTCCAAAGACTCTTGTGCTGGAGTGAAATATCTGTAGAGTCCACTTTTTGTTCTTCCATTCTGATTCTTTTTATTTTGGTCACTGTATTCCCACAGCATCCTATAAACATCCATCTGACCCTCAATCTCTTCTACTGTTGAGGTGAGTAGTGCCTTACCAATAATCTTACCGTCTACATCCAGACAGAATTTATGAGCATCCCAACGGTCCATAATATCTACCTCAACCGTCTTAAAGACCTCGTCCTGGACAAAACGCTTCAGTTTATATCCATCGTAGGCGTATACATCTGATGATTTAAAATCAATTGTTGATTCAAGTTCCTGGCTACTAAACTCGTCCATCGCCTGGCGACCCTTCTTGACGGTCTTGAAGAATCTTAATTCGCTGGTAGGATTCACACCCTTTGCTGTATCAAACACCGGGCGGAAAAAATCTGGTAGTTTTCTAAACGGGCTTACTATGGCTTCACGGAACACCTTCTTTGCATCGGTATTCGTCTTGCTCTGAATACCACCATTGGACCGGCGCATACGACTAATTCCCTCAAGTAAGAACGCGCCAGCCTTAAATGTCTTACCAGCACGGCGGCGCGTCACATTAAGCATGCCGTAGCAGTTGGGGTCTTCCATACAATACTGCAAGAAGTAGAACTCCTTGCGGTCCGGCTCGCGGTAGTTTGGTAAACCAATATCTATTTGGTAGTAGTTCAAGAAGTAATAGTGCAAGCCAGTTATATATGTAGGCTCACCGTTATTCATGAACCAAACACCATTCATCCTACGGCCCCACTCCCGGCGGCGGATAGTTTCAAGTTCTGGATTAAAATAATCTGGGTCGTCTTGTTGACGCTGTATCTCTGCACGGCGTTTCTTTTCCCAGTCTATAGGTAATTCAATAGCCTCCCAGTACTGGTCTTTTTTTCGCGCCGAACGCTGTATAATCTCAACCTCTTCCATTTCGTTTGAGAAGTGATTGAACACATAGCCGACCGGAGGTATCCAGCAGTCTAACGCTTGTACGGTTTCCTTTTTATATCCCTTTAACTTCTTATACATTCGCTAATGTTTCGGGGCTGATTGAGCCGCTGGCTGTGATTGTTTTTACCAAGTCCTCGTCACCGGCGTACATCTTTAAGTAGTACTTCTCAAGTCTTGCGTTGATGTTGTCAAGGTCTTCCATAATCTTCCCTTTGATTTGTAGTGCTTGCAGCAAATCCTTGTCCCGGTCTGCCTCCACATTACGCAACAACTTACGCTGGTACTCATAAAATGTTTCCTCATTTGATACTATCATAGACCAAACGCGGTTGTTTACGAAGCGTAGGAAGTCATCTATTAGCACTATTACCCCTTTGTTTTTTAGCCCCATTAGTTCCGCCGCTTTATTTTTGGACTGTTCATTCTCCATGGAAAACCCAGCGAGAATGGCAGACTGTTCTTTCCTTCTTTGCATGTCTGGAAAAAACTCTTTAAGGGGAGAGTTGGGGTCGTAGAGGTAACAGATATACTTGATTACCTTTTCCTTATCCGGGTCTTTGTAGTTTACAAAAGACTCAATAAGCGACAGCCTCGGCACTTTTTTAACGAGGTCGCCCTTGACATTGTGGATAGGAAAGGTTAATACATTAAAATCTGAATCTGTAAAAAGTTTCATAGTTGGTGGTTGTATGGCAAATGTAGAGCGTCTACCAAGTGGTAAGTTAAAATATCGCGGTGAATTGTTTCCGGGATATAACAAACCTAAACGCGCGCCAAAAGGTAGTAAAAAGAAATATAGGGTACTTGCTAAACAAGGTGACAAAGTTCGCATTGTAGAGTTTGGTGCGCGTGGATATTCTGACTTCCTCCAGCACAAAGACAGCAAACGAAGAGCAAACTTCAAAGCCCGTCATAATTGTTCCACTGCAAAAAATAAATTAACCGCTCGTTATTGGGCTTGTAATTACAATTGGTAAATGTCTACACCTAAAGAAATATCAGAAGACACAGTAGTAGGTCTATCTTTAAAGACCATCTATATTATTATTGGCGCAACGATAGTGCTTGCATTGGGTTATTTCAAATTAGAGGCTGGTATTGCAGAAGCAAAACTCTTGCCAGAACCAGTGATTAGCCGCACGGAATATGACCTCAAAGACGAGTTAGTACGGGAAACCATCATGAACACCCAAGAAGATGTAGAAGATATAAAGTTACAACTCAATAAGATTGAGGATAGGCTTTTTGAATCAACCCGTTAATCATGAAAAAAACTGTTTGGATATTAGCATTTACATTACTTACGGCGTTTCGCGCAGATGATGGAATAACAATAAAAGGGGTGGTGTTAGTTCACTACAATGCCTCCTTTAATCAATCAAACAACTATACAGATATAGTTAGGATTAAAGACGCTAAAGTCATGAAGTCCTGGATTGACGAACACCCAGAAATTAAATCTAATGAGCGTATTCGCTCGGTCCCTACACTCATACTATATAAAGACGGCAGAGAGGTTCATCGCTGGGAGGCCGGAATAAGTTTAGAACTGACCGTCCCTTATATTCAAGTTCAAAGAGAAATTGACAAGTTAACCGGGGCAAATAAGTTTTAATTATGAAAAAATTCATCACATTCGCCACTATACTTATCAGTGTAAGTCTGCATGGACAAGGTTTTGTAGGAAACTTTTTTAAGTATAGCACACTGTACACGAGTGCAATGGCTTCTTCGCCAATGCAAGCGCAAACCGAATACTTTGTAACACAATCTGGTGACCTCGTGGATGTTACAGTTCACAACCCATACGATTACCGAACCACTATTGGGCTTCGCCGGGTTGCGAGGTTTGACTACGAAAACCGTCAAAACAGATTTTATGATGGACACAACCAGTCTACAACCGCGCTGTCCGCAACAGTGGGTGCTGTTACCGGGTTTGAATATTTAGCACAATATGACAAGGGCCGACAGCAAGGCAATGACTATATATCACAGCGTTATTTTTTAAGATACCTTGGAAAGTATTGGCTTGTAAAAGGCGAGTACTACCAGCAAGGGCTTGTTAATCTTGACTATGCACAAGTTGAGGCGAGACTAAAACTCCCTTTAGGCAAAATTAATTTGTCAGCCGGTACGGCATTCCGACAACACAATGCCTATGGATACAATCCTATTAATGAGTATTTAAAGAATAAAGCGTGGTGGGACTTGGCTTACGAATACGGTTATGAGGATAGCCCTTACGGTATTGACCATGATTTAGACGGCGAGATAGACACCTATGATTGGTGGTGGTATTACGATGGGGAGCAAGTAGCCGATACAGACGAAGATTTCAGAAAATACATTTACGGCAACATTGTTAATGATTATAATAAAACGGCCCTTGACTCTGTAGGTTTACTTGGTAGTATGTCTGTCATAGTCGGATTAGATTTTTACCATTACTCTGAAGACTTTTGGATGCATGCCTGGGGTAATGTTTTACCGTGGCACAAACACATATTAGGACCACACGAATATTCTTATAAAAACTTTTTAGAGCATCAATGTGGGCCAGAATGCATGGAGAATATGCACAGAGGGGTACAGTGGATAGATTACAGTTTGGGTGCTGTAATGGGCTATAAGGCCGGTGTACACTGGGGCGTTTTTGCTGAAGCCGAATACATGAGGTATTGGGACAGAAATGTTTATCTTGTAACGGCTGGAATTAATTATCAATTTAGGTAATGGCTAAACTGCAAAACACAACCTCGTACAAAAGCAACAGCAAAAAGCGAGGCACACACTCCAAGTCACAGAGTAATAACAAATCCTCTAAAAACTACACAAAGAAGTATAGAGGGCAAGGACGATAATTATGGCTCACGAATTTTTAAAAGACATTGTACAAGTGCCGCTTTCGGATAACGAGTATGTAAAAACCGCTACCCCGAAACGACAAGTATACCTACACCACACCGCTGGTAACGCAAGCGGTGTTAATGTTTTTAAAGCATGGAACCGAGATAGCCGTGGGCGTATTGCTACATGTGTATGCGTTGCAAACACGGGGGCTAAAGAAGGTGACGGTGTAATCTCTCAAGGGTTTAGCAGCAAGTATTGGGCTTATCACCTGGGTGTCAAGGCGTTGGTTTTTGAAGCATACGATGTACCCTACCAGCGATTAGACAAGATTTCCATAGGTATAGAGATTTGCGCGTGGGGTCAGTTAACAGAAAAGGATGGCAAGTTTTACAACTATGTCAACCGCACCGTTCCAGCAGAAGAGGTTTGCACACTTGACGAGCCGTACAAAGGATACAGACACTTCCACCGATATTCAGACGAACAAATCCGAAGCGTAGAAAAACTACTTCGCTATTGGAATGAGATATATGATATTCCCATGGACTACAACGAAGAGGACATGTGGGATGTTTCACTAAAGGCACTTTCTGGCGAACCAGGATTATACACACATAATTCTGTTCGTAAAGATAAAATTGATATCTTTCCACAGCCAGAAATGATTGAAATGTTAAAAGGACTATAAACAACCACTATGGCTGGCAAGATGATAAAGCGTAAAGACGGCTCGTATTCAAAGCGTGGGTTATGGGATAATATCAGAGCAAACAAAGGCTCTGGTCGCAAACCAACCAAAGCAATGAAGAAGGCTATCTCAAGAATCCGCAAAAAAGAAGATTAGTGAAATTCCCTTGTGTTGCATGTGGTGCTTGTTGCCGCAGAATTTGGTGGGTGGGCCAGGAACAACTTGAGGCTCATGGCCTTTCTGTAAAAGAAGATGGCTCATGTACAAACTTATTAGGGGATAATTCTTGTGCCATTTATGAAAGTAGACCAGATATTTGTAGAGTAGATGTTGCTGTAAAGGAATCCGGCGAAGACGAAATAGAATACTATCGCAAGAACATTGAGATATGTAATCAATGGATGGATGAAGACGGCATGTCTGAAATGAAAATAGAAGAGATTTAAAAAAAACCTTTAATTAATAAAATCAGAAATCATGGGTGACCCACAAAGAATCCGCCAGGCCGGACAAAATGAACAACAACAAAACACGCAGCCAATTAAAGTAGAAGGCTGGGAAAGTGAAGATGCTTACAACGATTATTTAAGCGGTATCATGAACAGCCTTGGCTCAAGAGCAACCCCTCAAATGAAACAGCGTATTGAAAAATATGTTGAAATGGGTTCCTTTGGGAACTTAAACAACATGCTGCGAGAGAAAAATCTTATGGGTGCTTTAAGATGGCAAAACCAACACGGTGGTCAAACCGGGCCAGACCAATGGGTTATGAAAGGATATCATGCCATAAACGAAGAAACCGGTCGATATGAGATGGTAAGTGACCAAGACTTTAAGAGTTTACAATCGTTACAAAATGAGTATAACAAGACTCACAAGAGCAGCGAAAAGAACTATTACAAAAATTCGCCTACCCGAATGAATGCAACTTCAGTTGTAAACGGATTTGGTAGATTTATGGGGATTAGCGAAGAAGATAACGATTGATAAACCAATCATAAAGAAAAATGGCTGACCCATTAGTTTGGGCCAGCCATTTTATTTATATCCTATTAAGTGCTATCTGCAAGACATCTTTGTCGTTGAAGTTGGTTATTCGGACAACCGCTACACCTCCGTTCCCATTGGTGTCGGTAAACAAGATGATTCTGTTTGTCTTTTCGTCCCCAACAAAGTCTGGATTTGAACCAATCACTTCAAAGCGAGGGTAGTACTCTTTCATGGTGTCAAGGAAGTGGCTGATTAATTCAGAGCCGTACAACTTGTAGATAATAAAGTCGTCTTCTACTTTCTTGACCTCTGTGCAGCAATCGTTTAATTCAATTACAGCGAGTAGGTGGTTGTCCCCGGTGGGGTTTGATGATTGTGCGAATGTTGTCGCAGTCACAAGCGCGAACGCAAAAGCAAAAATTGTTTTCATAAGGCATTAATAATTTTGGTTGATATAGTCAAATATAGCAATTATTTGTAACAAACAAAATTATTTTTTCATTTCCTCAAAAATTTTCAAAACATTATCATATCTGCGCTTGTCCCAGGCAGTATGGCAACAGTTCGCCAAGGTTGTGGCCTGGCGTATTGCATGGTCTAAAGATTCAGACCGCGACAATATTTTCGTTGCTAACTCCATGATTTTCATTTCTTATCTTCATATCATATCACACAATATAAGGAATATGTAAATTAGCACCAAGCAAAATAGACACTATGAATCCAGCATTGTTACTTTGGTACGGCACTAAATATGTTTTAGGTAGTTTGTTTCCGGAGGAGGAAATGAAAACAAATCCGCCGCGACAAACCAAAGAGGAAAAAGAAAAAGAAGACAAGCCCAAGCCTTGGATGCATCAGATAAACTATGACCAATTCAAACGCGGTATAGTCCAGCCGGAGAACAGTGGTAAATTCAACTATGGAGCAAAGAACCCACTGTCTACTGCAACCGGAGCATATCAAATATTGTACAGCGAGCATGAAGCACAATTGCGTGACGACTACGGTATTGGTACACGCGATGAGTTCGCAATATCTAAAGACGCACAAGAAGCGATTATGGATAGCCGTATAAAGCGATACGAGAAAGATGCATACGACTTATACATGGAGTACAAGCCTCAACTAAAAGAAAAGTTTGTTTTTACAGAAGAGGAAATAATGGCCCTGGTCCACTTCGCTGGACGCGGAGGGACACGCAGATACCTGGGGTCTATTAGGGATGGTAAAATACCACCACCTATGCCAGGTACTAACCTTACTCAACAAGAATACTTATCGCGATTTAATATTGGCCTACAAGCATTTGAGGAGAGCAGTGCTGATGAATAGCACTAATTTCACATCCCTCAAAAACACATGTTTGGATTGGCTCATATGTGTATTCTGATGTAGCGCAAGAGGCTACGAGTAAGGCTACAGCAATAAATGCAATAACCTTTTTCATGATGTTAAGTTAATGTAAAGCGGTCGGAATACCAAATTATCCGGCTACACGAGCGTTGAACTGCTCCCACAGTTTGTCGCCTTCCTTGCCTAAACTGTAGGCTACTTTACGAATTTCATCATATCTATGTGACCAGCGATTGTATACCCGGCTGTC